GATTTTTCACTCAGCCGCGCACTCTGAGAGCGGATCATGGCTATTGTTACCTTTTGATACTCCTTAAATTCCTGTTCTCTATCAGGCATAAGCACCTCCTTTCGATAACCTCTCACACTGCCCCGCAACCGCCTTGCGGAGCATCGTCAGGGTTATTTTGGTATAAATTTTCTGATTTCTGCGCTGAGGTACAACGCAGAATTGACAACATCTTTTTTATCGGCAGAATGATCATATTTATCAACCCGTGCAGATAGCAATACCAATTTCCTTTCCGCTAATTCCAAAAGCCTTTTTGCTTCATCATTGTTCATTACTTCGCATCCCCCTTTACCACAAACTGCACAGGAGTTCCGACCCCGTTCATTTTAAGTTCAATCGGTCGGGCATCTGTGAACACGAACTTGCTCACTTCCCGGCTCCCGAACAGATACCCGATCATCAGTCCGCACATCAGCAACGCCCACCACGGAGTTGCCACTTTGGTTTTTATGTCCATTGTTCCCCCTCTAATCCCTGATCTTCAGGACATCATTCCGCATGATGTTTGCGATTTCATTCAGTTTTTCGTGGTAGAATTTCAGCGTTGGATTGTCTCCACGTTTCCTGAGTTTATGCGTTTCTGCCAGCAAATCCAATACCTCATTTCCTCCCGGAACAAACTGGCGAACCAGTTTGTTCATGTCTCCCCTGCTGCCTTTCGCTGTCATTGCATTTCTCCCAGAACGGTTCTATCCCGTTTGCTATAAACTGCGCTTTTGCCGTGTCAGGTCGGCTCGTACACAAATCGTATCTGTCGCACACCACAGGATTGCTGAAAATCACCACCTTACCGGAATGAGACATTTTACATTTCCCGGTTTCTACATTAGCCCACATTACGCATCGTGCCTTGTCGTAAAACATCTGTTCCTTCACAAATTCCAACACACGCTGTCCGGTAGATGAATTCCTGATTTTCTCCGGCAGGGCATTAAACTCCTCAAGCGCTTTTCTTGTATCACGCTGCCCGTATGTGTTCCAGCACAGATACTCAACATAACCCAGACCGCCGATAGCATTACCTATCGTGTCGGCGTCAGCGTCATCACCTAACGCTGCTCTCATTTGCGATTTCAAATGCTCAGATTTAGATTCTCTTAACTCATCTACCTGATAGGAAAATTTCAGGTAATTGTTATCGTCTTGTGTTGTCAATACTATGCCCATGTTTTCCTCCTTATCCACTCATATCATCGTAACAGTCCGCACATGATGTTCCCAGAGATGCGCTCATAGCACACCCCTTTGGGACCCTATGACCGCAATCGCACAGAATCATTTCTGGTGCTGGTGATTTCGGTTTTGGTTTCGATTCTGCCTGTTTATCCAAAAATTTTTGATGCTTCCGAGCCAATTTCACAGCAGAATCATGTTCCAACGTAGCTACCGCCACTCCAGAATCCCAATATTTGATGTTGTAACCATCCCATTCCATCGGATCGGGTTTCAGCCCCAATTTAGCGCATTCGCTACGATACTGCTCGTAATCCAGTTCAGGCAGATTTTCGATATAAATTGAACGGTCATAGTCATCCATCTGTTTCCATGCCGATTCTTCCGTTTCGTGCCTGTAAATACCAAACGCAATCGTAGGACACCATGTCTGATTATTGTTATCTGTGAATTGCAGGTGATAGCATCCGCCCATATAATCAGAGTGAATAACGTCGAACTTAAATCCTGTGAATTTTCCTGTTCTCATAACCCCTCCACTGTGCTGCCCGGCTCTCACCGGGCGGTTATCCTTTGACTCCGCAACACTCAAAAACGATAGCCCCGACTAGAAAAATCAGGGCTATCGGCAAATTGACCCGCCAATTCCTGTAAAGCCATTCATAGGGGAACATCCTTAATCCCCTCTGATAAATCCTTAGACAATAATAGCAGAGTAGGTGATTTACCACTTTCTCCAGACCCGACCATTATGCCCTCATCTTCATCATCAAACAACGGCTGCTGGCACGGCGGACATGGGTTTTCAAGATTGCTCACGCCGCATACCCTGCACACATAAGTACCGTCCGGCTGATGTTCCCATTCGTGGGTATCGTAATAGTTTTCACCGCTCATGCTGCCCTTCCTTTCTTCACTTTCAAGAATAACTCCCAGTCATAGCAGTTATTCAGATAGATAGCTTTCAAGACTATCATGTATTCTTATTTGGGCATCGTCTATTTTATATTCCGAGAACTCAGAAATATCTTTTTTGATCTCTGAAATATAAAAATCTTTCGGAGGAGACTGTCGATTTTGGCCATGATAAAATGTACCCATACCTGATTCGATCAGGTCTTCTTGGGTGTCATCAAATGAGGTTATAAATGCACATCTTAAAATATCATAACCGCAATCGAAGGATACGCATGTTCCGTATCTGTGCATTAAAAAATAATAAAATTTTGCTTTCCGAATTGCCCATTCCGGTATGTCTTTACGAGACAATATCCGCTTATGGCTTTGTGGATATTGCCCATTAACCCTAAAATTCAGATTCCCATCTTCTCTGACGTAAAAAATTACGTCCATTATTTCAGAATTCATAAAACATTCTCCTTCGTTTTGATTTTTTAATATCCCCTCCCACAATACAGTTGACGAAAAGCGACAATACCAGTGTTGATACAAACAGTCAACTCTCGGTATGTTATCGTATTCATTCTCCTCTTTCAGAGTTTTCTTCAGGATGTCAGGCACATCGTCAAAAAGCCAGCATCCCTCTTCAGAAAAAAATACTCTCCAGCGCTTCGAATACTTCAGGGTGTTCTTCCTCAAATTTGCCGATAGAATGATCGAAGAAGGTGATGGTATGATCGTACCAACTCACTCTGTCCGGCGGGTTGCCCATTGCAGAAATTGTGCTGATTGCTTCTTTGCGAGCTTTCAGTTTGGCAATATACTCGGCATCGAATTTTGCTATTGCCAATGTTGCCCATGAGTTCCATTCATCCGTGTCATAAGCCCTGATTATTGCGTACATCACACACCCCGTTATTGCTATGTTTTGCAGCAATGATATTGTCTGCAATCTCAAATTCAAAATCCAAATTGCCTTCGTAAAGCCATTCCCCGATGATTTCATACATCCGATACCTATTTTCTTCATCCTTATTCTTTTCAAAATCATCGTGAGCCTCAATTACTTGCTCGGCAATATGATCCGGGATTGTTACGATAATCTGCATCACATCCCCCTCTCGTAAATGACCTTCATATCAGTCAGTCGGATAATTGCAACATTCCCGACACCTCGAATCTTTTGCCATACTTCCGATAATCTCTGGGGCTTTTCTTTGAATCGTAAGCCCTTAATATCGAACCGCAAAAAATAGCGGTCAATCCATGCATATCCCCATTCAAACATATTACACCTCTGTCAACTGCCGCGCCACTTCTTCCGCAGAGAAACACGCCAAAGCATTGGCAATGTTCGTATCATCAGCCGATCCGATATCTTCTGCTGACCTGTGTGTGCAATATAAGCATCTGCCTATTCCGTCTGTATCTTCTTTGCTCACCGGCTTCAAGCCGTTGAAATTCGCAACCATACCGACCATATCCTCTCCGAGCGATTCTGCCATTTCTCCGACAAGTTCGACAATAGCGGCTTGATTCTTAACGAAAAATTCAATGGTATCTCTGTAATAGATAAAGCCGTGAAACCCACCGTCAACGCCATGATTCGCAATGTCCTGCAAAGTCCCGATCAATTCCTCATCTTCAGGCTCTTCGGGATTATATGACAACTGTGCAATCACCGCTTTCTGAAGTTCCGTAAGCTCTTTCATACGCCTCCAATTCGCTGATATCCAATTCCAAATCGGTCTCGTTATTCGCCTCATACCAGCATTTATTCGCAGCATCTACCAACTGCTGCGCCGATTCTTTATCCGAACTCACCATGCGGGCTATCGGGCATCTGTTTGAATCCACGATATACACAAAACTCCCCGCAGTTCCGAAAACCTTGCTTTCAACATGCAATGGATATACCATAAGGAACACCTCTCTGACTGTACGAGTTAAGAGTGAGCGGCAAGGCAGGGAAAACCGCCCACTCTAAGCGCACAGGATGAATGGAGACTAAATGGAAAATCACACCCCGCCTTGAGAAATACCTGATTCTTCAGATACTTCTCAAGACGCCCGCACACCCTCAATGTGCGGGCTGTCCCATATTCCTTTTCTCAAAATCCACAGAATCAAAATCCCGATTCCGGTCAGAGCGAAACATACCAGATTGAACAATGCTTTCCAGTTGTCATTATTCTGATTCATCGTCCTCCTCTTCATCATTCTCAGGGATATACCCGTTTTCTTCCGCCCATTCCTTCAGTTCATCTTCCGAGAATATGTCTGCCGGAGCAAACGAAGCTTGAGCGACATTTGTTATTTCCTCTTCTTCAAACACATCCTGAATGTCATAATTCTCTCCGACAAATTTCGCAATCCGGTCATTGTTCACCATCTCATCCAGAATGTTTTCCACGATGTCCTCTGCCCGATCTTTCAGCAGATCAACCAATGCCTCTTTCAAATCCTTCTTGTCCTTGACTTCCTTCTTTGCCATACAGTCTCCTTTCACGGCTTCATTTCCGCAATTTTGCGGATTGTTTTTATCGGGAATTTCTTTCCCATAAGCTTTGAAAAGCTTTTCAGCAAATCTTTATCGTGTGTCCTCTGAACAGCGTTGTACACATCTGCGAATCGCACCAGATTCACAACCACATCCGTATCTTTCGGCAATCGAATCACTTTGGTCATAAAACACGCCTCCTTTTCCCCTTGCTTTTCTGGAAACTATATTTTATATATGCCTGCTAAATTCACTAAATTTAATCCGGTAAAGGAGATTTTTATGGATTCGTGGATAGGCTTGATTGTGTTGGGGACAAGTATATGGGTTCTTTTTGATGCAAAAACTATCGGCGTACAAAAAGGTCAGATAACAGGTATCGCAGATATGGGCGCGTGGGGATGGTTTTTTGTTTGCCTTCTCCTTTGGATCGTAGGATTCCCAGCTTATCTTTCCAAAAGAGGCGAGTATAAAAGGATAAATGGTAAGTGATAAAGATTAACCTGCCCCGCACCTCCGCACAGGGCAGGCTCGTCTCATTCTGGGACGTAAATCACTCTGGTCTGTCCCTTTCCGATAATCTTGGTGTCCTCTGTTATCATCCCCTTTCTCACTGCCAAGTCCAGAATACCGGAAATTTCCGTCCTCTTTAAGTTGTTAAACTTACTCTGCATTCCGTCTATCACCGGCTTTCCGACTTTCTCCTTTTCCAGTTCACGTTTTGTAAAATACTTCCCCTTCATGGCATACTCCTTCAGTATCCCCGAAAGATACGCCGACAATTCCATGCTCCGGTCTTCATTACTCAAAGGCTCAAGATTCAGATGCTTCTGAACCGTATCAAAAATATTCTGCGAAATATCCTTGAAAGTCCCCGCTCCCGGAATCTTCCCCTTCCGAACACCTCCCGCTATCTTTTCGCACAGCATGAACTGGTCATATAATGCTTTCGCACTTGCGTTTTCTGCTTTCAATCGGGAAGTCATCTTTGTCAGCCTGTCTCCGTCAAAAGATGCCGCCCGAACCACGAAGTACCGGTTCACCAATTCCCGCTGCACCTGCCACGCCAAATCGTCCTGAAAAGATTTCACCAGCATCAGATACCCGGATTGCGTCAGGAAAATCATCGGATTTCTTTGTCCTGTGTCCTTCTGAAAGCCGGAGACACCGCTGGACGAAATTCGTCCGGCGGTCAGTTGAGACCATTCTTCGTAAGGAACTGTGAAGAAATCTTCGTTTTCAATAAGCTTCTCCTTATTTGCCCTGAAATTCCGTTTCGCGGTCCCGTCCGGTCTCTGATGCAGTTCATCCATCATGCGGAGCGTTATCACCGGAACTCCGCGATACGCTATCCGCTCAACTTCCTTTCCTGTAATCGTTACCATGTCTTTTGTCATAATCAAATCCTCATCGGCATCACCACTGCCATAAAGTTTTCCCTTGCATCCGGCTCGTAAAAAATCAGCGGACGTTCCTCGCTTATCACAGAAACCTCAACCTTCTCAGTCCGGATCGCTTTCAGGGCATCCGCTAAAAAATTCGGATTTACAGCTAAACGAATGCCTTGTCGAGCCGGGATATCGCTCTGGATAATCAACTCTTCCTTCTCGATGACTCCCCAATCCGGATTTTCATAACTGAACAGTACATTATCCGAATTGATGTCCATCACAATCCCTTTATAGTTATCGCTGGTCAGCATGGCGAACTTATCCATCAATGCCTGAAATTCCGATGTGTTTGCAGTAAGAACATATCCCCCTTTCCTGCTGATAATTTCCTCGAATCTGGGGAATTGCACCTCATTTTCCCGATGGATAATCAGCATTTTCGGGTATGCGAATACTGCAAATTTATAAGTTGCGGATTCATCCCCGACCGTTCCGAATTTGGCATCACCCAAACATGCCAATTTCAAGGCGAGTTCTTTCTTTAGGAATACATGTCTCGATACCTCCGTATCAGTTTTCAGCCAGTGCAGGCGGCTTCCGTCAGTTGAAACAATCTCATCGGCAGTAAGAAGCATATTATTGATATGAGGACGGCGTTCTTCTCTTCCATCCGCTCCTTTTCCAACGGAGATACATGTCCGTTTTATCCATTCCGATTTCAACTCTCCCGATGCCCACTGCACATCATCGAAGTCGGGGAAAGCAGGATAATCTTCAGGGCATTCCCCGATGATATGGTGATTCCTGTTTATGGTGAGCCACATCTTATTACCATAGAGCGATTTCTGCCCCTCTCTCGGAGCTTCTGGCTTCCAGACGATTTCGATATGGTCTGACCGGATGCCCTTCAAAATCGCTATCATTTTCTTCACATTGACGCAGAACTTGAACTCTTCCTCTTCTGATTCCACTGCCTCATACGACAGAGGAAACAGAACGTATGTCTCAAGGTCAGTCCCGAACATTGTCCGCGTTTCCGGGTCATACAGGAAGTTTTCTGTGATCGGAATTGATCGCTTATTACTGGCGGTCAGCTTTTTCATCGACTCGACTGCATACAGCATATCTTTTCTTACGAATTTCATAGGAATCCCTCCTTTATGCCGCCTTTTTCCGACTTTTTCCGGCTTTGTTCAGCTTTCCGCTCTGAGCATTCTTCAGGGTCAGACCTTCCGACAATGCTTCAGACGCTTTCTTTATCGCTTTCAGGGTTTCTTCCACCGAAGAATCCTTTTTGACCGCATCAGCAAAGAACCCTACACCGTCTTCATCAGCCCACTTCTTCAACCGGGCAAACACCGCCTTCATCGCGTCCCAGTCTTTCCGAGCTTCACGGATACGGCTGGCATATTCGGATTGATCGTTCTTTTTGGCTTCTGCCACTACCTCAAATATCGGCTTCTGATCCACATCGGATTTCAATGCCATGATAACAGCCGACATTTCTTTTGTATTCCTGACAGCACTGGCTCTTTCCCATGCGATTGCCTGCCGTACAGAATCTGCCGGGAACACTTCCAGTATCTTTTCTGCCACTGCTATCGGGCATTGCCCATTATTCACGGCTTTTCTCACAGCATCGGGCATTTCGCTGATGGCAATATCCCGGATGATCGTCTTCTCAGGCAAACCATGAATATTCGCCATTTCTTTTGTTGTAACGCCCTTTTCCTTTGATACCCTGTAAGAATCCGCTCTCTCAATGAAAGACATCTGTATCCGTACAGAGTTCTTCGCTGTCTGCATGGCATGTCGTCTGCCCTGTTCATATTCGGACAAACCTTCAGAATCGTTCTCTTTTATAATCGCTTCAATCGTGCCGATGCCCATCAGCTTTTTGCTGATCTTATGCGCTCTCAATCGGCATTCACCGTCAAACAGGATATAACGCCCTGCTTTTTCAGGATGCGGTGAAACGTGGATAGGGTCTTGCAGTCCTACCGTTTCAATGTTTAACGCCATTGCTTTCAGTTCATCATCGGGGAAGAGTTTGCGCGGTTGCGTTTCATCCCGATCAATGGCATCAATGGGTATTTCAACTATCTGTCTTTCCATAGCCTTTATCCTCCTGTGCATGAAGATAATATGAAATCCGGTTCGGACTTCCCTATGACCTTGCCTTGACAAGATCATAAGACTGTTCAAACCCTCCCGAATAAAAACCTGATGATTTTGAATGCAATCACGGCGCAGATTATCCATGCCACCACTTCAACCGCCTTAAAGAGAATCATCTTACCTCCTGTGAAAGAACCACCATATTTTCCCTATTGTTTTTCCTATCCATTCCCCCCAAAAAGCGGATAGCACCAGCATCAGCAATGCACCGCCGCACTCAACCGCTATCGGAACACTGTAACCGAATAACATGCCAATTTTGTTCTCCATTATATTATGCTTTTTCAAGCATAATAAACCGCTATGAATCGAATCCTTCTTCCAGTTCCTTGTTTGTGGCATACAGGATGTTGTGTAACCGAAAGTTATCATTAGGGAACACCGGCTCGACGAGATAAACCTCAAACACATCCTTGATCGATTCATCCGGCATGGTTATCGTATCTTTTCTTGCGGATATGATAAAACGCTTATTTATCAACACAACTTCAGGTTGTTCGGGAAAGTACTTATTGCCTGAGCGTTCACCATACGCATACACCTTCAGTTTAATCATAGGACACCTCTGATTTGATTTTATTGCAGATTTGAGAGCATCAACCCTCAATAGCTGCCACCAGTCCTCCGCTGATAGCAGCAAATCAGGGTTAATATAGAAGCGCTTTGACCGAAAAGGGATTTACAACTATGTCGGATTAAATTGCGGAGATTGTCGAGAATGTGAACCCGACTTCATCAAGTGTTTTTCTGTTCAAAACACTGCCCTCAGGCTGACGTTTGTTCAGTTTAAGGATAAGCTGAATATCACCAGACTGATACTTATATTCAATCCGATTCACATTGATTTCTATACCGAAAAGCTCTGATAATACATTCGCAGTCGCCTCATGCCCTATCGCCGACAGCCAGTTATCTTCGAATTCCGAGACAAGCTTTTTTGCTTCATCTTCTGAGATTTCTGTATGTCGAAAAGACCCGTACCCAGATACATACGGAAAATTGCAGAAAACAATGCGGTTTTTGGGGAATATTTTTTCAGGTTCGAATGCAACAAATTCTTTATAAAAATGTCCCCCATTACAGTCTGTAATGGGGAGCATGTAATGCTTCCCATCCCCCATCGCAAAACATGGCTGACTCAGATCCAAATAGATACCATTTATCGTCCTGTCATAGGACAAACTTTTTCCGTCAATGAAAAAGCCAACGATTTCACAATTCGCTCCAAATGTTTGAGCAAGATCGAACGATACCGCCATCAATTCATTTTTCAGATTATACATAGACTCCTCCTTAACTTTTGTAAGGCTCTCATAGCACACAAACCCGAATTTGTACACTCTGACAGCCTCACAACCGCCCTTCGTGCCTTTCTTTACCGATACTCAGCACAAAGGGCGATCCACTTGTTTTTCATTGGCATTTCTCTCAGCAACCCACGCAGCTCGCACCGGCTTCTTTCATTACGCACCCCTGCCTATACCGACAAATGCGAAATCCATTGCCTTAGCTTTGCATAATGGGATATTTTACGCCTCTGATACACTGCCTATCCAAACAAGTGTGAGGTCAAATTACCTTTCCGATGACGGGGTAAGGCTCTTCCGTCCCGACTGGAGTTTCGGGAAGCGAACACAGAATCTTTGGCTTTTCTGTTATTACGCCCGCGTTGCTTCTTTCAAGTCCGGTCTCAGAACACTGCAATCGTAACCGGAAAGGCGAGTGCCACTCAAACCCGCCGACAGTCCTGAATTGTTTTTGCCACATTGCCCTTGCCGCAGTTTTCGGTTGTCCGTATAAACTTCATACGGGGTGATTGCCCACGTCATACATCAGACATCCGGCAGGTAAGCATCGGAAATGCCTGATGATTCCGTCTATAACCGGCTTTCCCTCTTTCGGCTTGAAATCACACTGATAAGAACTCAGCCCTACTCAATTCGGCTTGGAATCACACTGGTTCTTATTCAGCCCTACTCTTGATTGAAAACCATTTCGATCATCCAAAATGGATAACCGAAATCACTCTCAATCTGCTTGGTCGTACCTACATATTCCTGATAGGTCGTACCTGCATTTCCGTTTGGCATTTTTCTTGCTCTTGTCTATACAGTGCAGATACTCCGAAAATGTGGCAACTTTTTTTGATTTTTTTAACAAGGTGATTTATGAGCAAAAAACTATCAGATGCCGACAAAAAGCGGTCAACATCAATTGCGTTATCACCACAAACGCAAAAAATAGCCGAATTGATTTTACAGGCAGAAATCAGACCAAACCTATCGAATCTGTTTGAATATCTGATAATCAAACATGCAAGGGAAAACGGCTATATTAAAAATTTTAAAACATCTGACAATACAAATACACAACAATAACTAACAGTTGTTGTCAGATATTAAAAAATCTTACAGAGGGATTGACGAAATCATAAAAAAATTTGTCAATCCTTTTCTATTTCCATACCCTCTTGCATATATAGGGCGCAAAATCGAAAAATGTGGCAAAAAAATATAATCAACAAATACCATGTCTTACATTGTTAATTATTGATTGTTGCTAATTTTAAATAACAACTGGTATGTTTTATGCTATTCTGATAGGGCAAGCGCAAACATTTCTGATCGAAAAGGAGAAACATCATGGAAAATCAAGATTTTAACAGCAAAATGACAGAGATTTATCGGGAAATGGCTAAAAAAGTCAGCAATTTCGATGTGTTGCATAACGCTTTTGACAAACTCATACAGAAAAAAGAGCAATATCAAAAGCTTGATGCTGATAGTCTCCGAAAATTAGCCTATACGATAATGCAGTATGAGCAATTAACCGAAATCAAACGGAAAAAGCGAAATATGGTCATTATTGAGGGTGAAATCAGTCCGTTATCCGATGAGGAAATTGCATCTATAATGGATTACACACCCGACAAACCCGAAAGCAAGCAAAATCAGAGCGTTAGATATGTCAAGATATGCGCTCAAATTTGCAGACTGATAAAAGACAAGAAAATCAAACGGTTCTTTGTCTATCGGTATGTTATGGGTTTGAAAACACCTGAAATAGCAGGAAAATTCGGATTAAAAGAAGAAGATCGAAAGGGCGTAAAACGGTTATCTGATAAATTTGAGGAGGTTATCAAGCGATTGCCTACCGACCTGATTGACGATTTGCAATATTATCAGGGGATTGTCAGAGGTGATCGGAGAAACACAGCAGTCGGGGATTTGGTGGACATTGTGGCAGGTGGTTATAAATTCCCGAAAACAAAGGAAAATTTCTCATGGTCTCGTCTCAAATCGTTATCAGGAGAAACGAAAGAACTGCCTGATTTTGTTGACGATTACAAAGAGAAACTCGACACAGACAATAACGAGTTGATTATGCAGGCAATCCTGACAGACAATCCGATGCCCGATGATCGTATGCCATTGCAGATACCGTACAGATTGCGGATAACAGCGCGTAAACAAACGATATAACTGGTTTCAATTCACGCCCTATCCTGAGTTTGGATAGGGCTTTTTTATTGCCTACAATATGCGATTATTTTGCCCATTCTGCAAGCTGAATACGTATATTTTCGATCATCTGCCAAAATCAATACTACCCTACACGTTTCCCATATCGTCAATTGTAGGGCATCTGAGAGTGTTTAACGCATGGCATATATTCTAATTTGGCTATATAGTAACAATATCAGCATGATACATAAATGTTACAAAAATGTAATATTTCAAGTGTTGATTTTTTCGACACTTGACAAATCATGTTTATCCTGTTTTACACAATAACTATTTGATATTGCTATGCTATATCACTGATGCTCTGAGTTTGTGTATGTGCAAGCTATTGATATTACTACTACATAATTATATTGTTTAATATCAATGTGTTGTACAAATGTTACATTTTTGTAAGGTTGACAATTTTTGTCATTTGATCGTAAGCTATTGATTTTGTTTGATTGTTTTATTATGTCAAGGTGAGCATATATGCTTTTTTTGACACAATGTAACATATTGAAATTATTCGACCGTAATTTATAACATACTGAATTTATTAGAAGCAAAATGGATAGTCCGGGTATGGACTAATCACGATTTTCAGACTATCAAGATTTTTATACCAATACAACCCCCTGATTTTATTTGATAATACCCCAGTCTATTTTCAAGGGTAGGGTAGTCTCCATAATCTCGCCCCAAAATTTTCGACAGAAACCGTTGCTTTTAAACGAAAAACTGTATTACAACCAAAATTGTAAAAAGGAGGGCATATTTTATGTCAGAAGATAGTGTGATTGTGAAACCGAGGAGAAAGAAGCTCCCTACGAGTGGACAGCAAATCATAATACTTTCATTATTCAAACAATGTCAGGTAGATGCGTGTCCTATACACGAGTATTGCGATCATTCGCAATACGGGTACTGCGGATTTGAAAAGGAATATATAGAGAACATGTTGGGTCCGTACATAGCTGTCCTGGACAAGAATCCGAATCCCTATTATATCATGGTGTTCGGACAGCAGATCGTCCCGTTGTATTTGGACTTGGCACGGCTGATGATTGTAGAGAGGGGATTGAAGAAGACGGAAACATCTGATCATAAAGGGAATAAGAAGATACATCCGGTATATTCTCAGAAAAGCAATCTGATGATGGCGATAAACCAGATTATGAAGACATCTGGTTTTCTCAGGTTTATGGAAAGCAATAACTCATTGGGCTTGAAGAGTGGGGGAAGCTCAGGTGAGGAAGGTGATAGGAATCTTCACGACATTCTTATGGATTCTGAGGAATAGATTCATCGTCTATTTCATCAATAACGATTTCGACTTTTCCCATGCCTTTTTCTTTCGAGTAGCATTTGCTTGAAAGGCAAGCGCATATCTGAGAATCGTCTGCCCATGCTATGCGGTTCAGACAATCCATATAGAATTTCATGCAATTATCGATATCCGGTTTTGCAATCGGATATTTCGGAGATGATGGTTTCAGTTTATCGGCGTTCTTTCCGGTTCCATAATGCGAAGCCGGTCTTGGGATAATGAATACCATGTGGATTTTCAAAGGTCCCTGCAACGGCGGACCTGAGAATTGCCGTTGAATTTCGAGCATAACCCTTCCTTCTTCGGTTACTTCGACTTCGCTTTTATATGCTCTTGCGAATTTACCTCTGACAGCAAACCTCGGACGTTTTTTTGCGACAGGATTCATATTCAGGGATATTCTGATCATTCAGCAACCTCCCGCCATAACTCTGTGTTCATCGTATTCATACTTGTCCGCTTTCTGCTCAAAAATGATGTGGCATCTTTTACAGTGGTAATAATGAATTGCGGGTTGTCCGCATATTCTGCACCATTTATACCCATGTCCGTTTGTTTTGCGCTCAGGGCTTTTTCTTCTTTCATCCGTAAGCTTTGACATAATGCCTCCGATCAGAAGGGGATATCATCGTCCCCGGATGCAGACGGAGAGACCACCGGGGGTTTCTGTTGATATTGTTGAGGTTCGGGACGATCTTCGTGGGTTTGACCAGCACCCTGTTTCCCGCCTGACCCGATCATCTGAACATCACTCGCTATGATTTCCATTGCGAAGCCTTTTGTTCCGTCTCTTTTTTCGTATTCGTTGCTTCTCAGCTTTCCTTCGATATATACCTGCTTGCCTTTGACAAGATATTGTCCGCAGATTTCTCCCAATTTACCGAAAGCGGTTACTTTGAACCATTCCGTCCTGTCCTGCCCTTTGACTTTTTCGGTAGCTGCTACACTGAAACTTGCGATAGCCAGTCCTGAATCCGAATATTTCATTTCCGGGTCTCTTCCGAGATGTCCGATGATTACTGCTTTACAAAGTCCCATCTACTTTATCCTTTTCAATTCATTCTGAAGTTCTTTTATTTCCGGCTTCCAATCGAGGTAAGCCGTGTCTTGGTCGGCAATGGCATTGAGCAGGAAGAGATAACCGTTGATGATGTTGATTATCTTCCGCTCATTCGGCAAATTTCTTTGAATGAGTTCTATTGCAGCAGCGCAGTCTTCCGGTGTTGACTTCGGGATTGCCGACATTACCGAATCTTTGAAGACAGAGCCGGCAATGGTTCTTGCCTTGCTGATGCTTTCTTTGAGTTCGTGGTTTTCCCGGCTCAACATCCGCAGATAATCTGCTGATTCATTCAGACATTTCTTGCCGGCATCATCTTCATCGGCAATGAATGTTCTGGCAAGGAACTCAAGCGTATTTGCCAAAGCATCAACCTTTTCGTATTGCATCTTGGGTTTTGCCTTTCTGCCGAACATGCCCTTCGGTCTGGGTCTGATGATCTTTTTCAGAATTTTCGCTCTGACTTCCGGCGGAGTGGAGGCGAATACTTTATCTTCCAAAGATGCCACGGTTTGATCCGGGATTTTTCCGGTTTTCCGGTAAGAGCAGGCAAGGAAGATGCGGTACATTTCCCCCTCCGTCAGAGTCAGAGTGATGTTGTATAAATCCTTTTTATTCATAAAGCTTGCGAGCTTCATGTTTCATTCTCAGCTTTTCCATCAGTTTTTTTTCGATGCCGTTTATATCCGGCTGTGGGCAGTTATCCGGGATATTTCCGTCTATCGGCGTGATGTAATTCTTCAACTGATGACAGTAATATCCCTTATCTGCTGCTCCGCAGAAAGGACATTGACTGCATTTGTCGATCAGAATCAGGACTTGTTTTCTTGGCATTCTTCCACCTCTTCTGTCCATTCTTTCGGACAAATCGCTGCAATTTCAAGAACGTTCACCATCAAGTCGCCGGAAACGTATATATGGTTGACGCTATCCGGCTCAACCCCTGAGATAACTTTTTTAATGAAAATAGCCACATAAGAGTTAAGCGGCACTGTGATTTTATGCCCATTTTTCAAAATAATATTTGCATAGCGACTTACAGCCATCATATCAATCCTTTCTCTTTTGCAAGCCATTCGGGTACAGAAAACTCAGCCATTCTATCCAGACCTTTTGTAACTTCGACCTGAGATTTCGGGAGCCAGTGGTATCTGTCGCCGTCGTGTATGCGATACGCATGTTCTGTTTCCCGATCAATATAGGCGGTGAATTCATAATCGTTTCTGTCCATCGGTGAGTCCTCCTTTCATATTCTCTGGGAGCAGGCACATTGAATAATAATCAACTTCTTCCTCTTTTCCGCTCTTTCCGCATTTTCCATCTTTGTTTTTTCCAGTGATCTGCATACAGGGTTTCGATCAGTCTGATCTGTTTGATAATCCATTCGTGGTATGCGATGGCATCTTTGACGGATCGGTATCCGGGAGGTTCGAGTTTGATCCTGAAATGATCCGGCATTTCTTCGTTCACGCAGATTTCGATGGAATCGAAGTCGCTGTTCGGGCAATAAGCGAAGAAGCGTGATTCGTGTCTTGTGAGTTTGGTTCTGTCTTCTGTCATATTTCCTCATTTCCTTTTATGCCAATGGACACTTGGCGTCTTTTTAGCGAAGCGTTTTGTCCGATACATTTGATTGGACAATGGATATTCTGTTCTCTTTTCGGTTCCAATGCTTAAACATATCGGATATACAAACTTTTCTTTCTCAACCATCTGTTCATCAAGCATGAACATTAATTTATCAACCAGTAATCCAAATGAAGTATCTTCCACATCATTCCTTTCTACGGTTTTTTAACTTCATCATCCATCGGCGAACTGCCTTTGCCGAGCAGGATGGACATATTGTGTTGATACATCTCACCGAGTTTCGGATTCAATCTGACAGCTATGCCAAAAGCGGTGAACGGAGCGGACACGGATGCCGAGGCAATGGATGTCCAGAATGCTCCTGACATGAGACAAGCGGTTACAAAAAGTGCTGTAAAACGGTTCATGGTTTCCTTTCATCAGTTTGGAAATTGCTTAATACATTTGAGCCAATAATCCGAGTACGGACAAGCTTCGGGACTCGGAGGGATTTGTTTCAGGGGTTGCGGTTTTCCTCGGCATTTGTATCCGCAGAATATGTTCCCTTTGCTGTCAATGCTTGAGAAGTATTTGCATTTGTGAGCTTCCTGCCGAGCGGATTTGCACGGAACATTTTCGGCGGAAAATTTGCCGGTGTCGGTCCCGGCAATTTCCGTTTCCGAACCGGATAGGGTGAAAGCCGGAAAATTTTCACCCCTATCCTTTAGGATAGCCGGAAATCCGGCTATTTTTTCTAATGATTTCGGGCATGTCGTAGCCGGAAAGTCGCTTTTTCCGTCTATATCATTTTCCGGCTTTATCATACTGGTATCGTTCTGTTTTCCGACATCGTTTAAGCCAGTTCTATTTTCCGGCTTTAAATCGTTATTTCCGTAAGTCGTATAGCCGGAACAAGAATTATAGCCGTCTATTTTCCGGCTTTCCGTCTTATCCGAAAAACTGCCGGAAAGCGGAAGGTACTCGATCCGGATTTGACCCTTTCCGATTGAGCGGCGATGTTCCCGTATATATCCATGCTCAAGCGCGCAATCTATGGCATCGGAAAATTCGCCGCGTCTGAAGTCTTCGAATCGCTCTTTAAAGGCGTCAGCGACATTTTTTCCGGCTTTTTCCTTCATTAACTCTCTTCGGGTAAAGTACCGATTCTCTTGTGCAAAAGGCAGTAAAACATCTGCCAGTTCGGATGCCAGAGATTCTATCCGATTCGAATCCGGCGAAATGTGTTCGACCACGCCGTCATCATTGATATGGAAATAAATGGATTTTCTGAGTTTCTGCGTATTGTTGGTTTTTATCAGATCGAATTCGACATAATTTCCGGTCAGGCTGTATTTCTTCATTTCGGGTTCGATCATGGGTCTCATGCCGACACACCATCTGACCGCGTCCACGATTCCGGATGCGCCCCGGACCATCTTGGATGTCATTCGCCCGGTTGCGTCCATAGAGTCTTTATTGACGTGGTGGGTGAACAGGATTGTCAGTTTGTAAGTATCTGATAATCGTTCAAGGGCTTTGACCCATGCGGTTGCCTGTTCCGATTTGTTTTCTTCCAGTCCGTAGAATCGGGAGAACGGATCAATGATCAGCACATCGAGCGCGGGAAACTTTTTGATAAGGTTTTCGAGCCAGTCATACGCGTCTGTCGTAACCGGATTGTTCTGTTCCAGTTTCATCAGCGGATCGATCTGTCCGTACAAGGATTTGACGAACAGGTTGCGCGGAAAACTGCCTTGTGAGATTGCCCAGCTTCTACGGAACACTTCTGCCTGATCGTCTTCTGCAAACAGGCAGAGGACTGAAAGCGGATTTGCGGATTTGAACGGATAAAATGGTTTCCCGCCGGTCAGTGCCATTGCGAGTTGTAACAGCGTGCGACTTTTTCCGGTTCCGCCAGCCGCGACGATTCCGCCGACGATCCCTTTCGGAAGGAATCCGATATCGCCGATGTGTGCCAGATATTCGATGTCCGGCGGGCGTTCTGTCAGGACATTGCAAAGCCGCATATCCTCGATGTCATCATCCGGATATTTGCTTTTTTCCGGCTTTATCCGGCTTTCCAAGTCTTTTATGAGCGGGCTTAACTCTTCCATCGGGCGGTCTTCGAAAGAAGCTTTGATGATGTCGCTTGCCTTTTCGATGATAGCCCTTTTATGTGCTTTCCCCCGGATGATTTCTGCATGACTCTTCGGATTCATTGCGATAGGGGAATCCGTAAGGTATGCAAGATATTCCGCTCCTCCGATACTTTTGATCGTTCCGTTTTGTCTGAGTAAGTCTGTCAGGGTGATCAGATCTATCGGATCGCCTTTTTTGCGGATATTGATGACCGCTTCGAAAATTATTTTGTGCGCCGTCTTATAGAAGTCTGTTGGCGACAATATGTTACCGATTTCCGACAACACCTCATTGTCTATGAGGATTGACGAGAAAACCGATTCTTCAGCGTCAATATCTTGTGGCAGCTTTTGCTGCTGTGATTTGTTTGTGATTGCCTTCATCCGGGACGCCCTTTACGATCAGTTTTTGTTCCGCGCCAGTCTTGCCTGATACCTTTTTTCTACGAGAGGCGGCATATCGGCTTCTGTGAGAGTCATGATTTTTTCCAAAAAAGCCTTCTGCCATACCAGTGGGATATGCTTTCTTGCCAGCCATCGGCAGATATTGCAGGCATTTTTCGGGCTGAATCCGATGATGTTCGCTATCTCCTTATTCGTAAGGGAGAATCTTTCTTTGATTCTTTTGATCTTTGCGTAGTCGCCGGGTTTCAATAACTCGTTTTTTTTCGGCATGTTTTCTCCTGTAAAAATAAAACTCTTATTTTGAGTAAGCCTATATACTCTCAAAAAGGGATTGTTGTCAAGCTAATTATGATACTTCTATGTAACAACCTAAAAACAACTCTAAAACAAAAAAGTATTTTTCTCCTCAGTTTGTTTTTTTGTTTTTTTTTGATATTTTTTTTCTTGACATTATCCCTAATCCTGTGTATATTCTAATCTCAGAAAAAGGGATGTTCCCTTCGACCATACACTCCGAACTTCCGAGGAGCGAATTTTCAGATTTCGGTCCCTGCCAGCAATGCCGGATCAGTATGGGCTATGACGAGTGTGTGTTTCGCCATGAGGTACGACATGTACAATCGCATCACGGAAATCCGGTTATGAAATCTGAAACGGCAGCTTATCGGCGGCTCCTTCAATGCGGGACAGACTCCGCCGATGAGTATCCATCTGATAGTCTGTCCCGCTTAACTTAAGGGGTGTGGTATGAAAAAGAGTAAGGATGATGTTGTGATTGATGTGATAAGCCCTGTTGTTGTGAAGCCTCAATCTTACATCGTTTCTTTGGTATCGAATGGGAATATCCTTTTTGACAAGATGCCCGATCTTTCTGTTCCGAAGGCTGAGAAAAAAGATCAGGCAAAGACAGACCCGATTCAGTCTGAAAGGGATAACTGGAGAGAGAAGCTTTATTTCGACAGCGAAATGAATGTTGTGATCCCCGGAGAAAACATACATGAAGCCCTGAAGGATGCTGCTCGTTATTGGAAAGCGAGAGTACCGGGTGAGGGGAAATGCACATATACGGATATAGTGTCGAAAGCGATGATTGTCGAAAGTATGTATCTCTTCTCTCAAAAGAGGCAGATCAAAAAAGATGACGAAGACATTCTTCCTTTTGGGAAGATGTGCAACGGAAATCCGTCAAGGGGTAAGAAAAGCGGGACTAAGGTATATAAGATCAGACCTCTGATAAGCGCGTGGCAAGGCGATGTGAAAGTGCATGTCTTGGATGGCAGAATTACGATGGATGTCCTTTCGGTGCTTTTTACCTATGCCGGCGTTTATATCAAGCTTTGCAGTTGGCGTGAGAAGTACGGGGCATTCACTCTGAAAGGTATCTCTCCTGTGGAGATTGTATGAAATGAGAAATTATATATCAAGCATCTGCAATGAGGCAGTAGATACGATTTCGAATATCGGATTCGGAAATACCGTTCCCCACGATGTGCTTGAAAATATGCTCAGGCTGTCGAGAGATAAGGAGAAGGAGAAATATTATGCCTTGGTGAATAAGGTGAGGAAGATTCTTATCTGGGACAAGGGGATATTTCTTAAAACTATCCCGAAAAAAGGGTATCTGCTTGTTCCTCCGGGCGGTGAGATTGATCTTTGCAAAGGTGAGTTTGTGAGAGGTCAGAAGACGATAAAGCGATCTGTGGCAAAGACGGTATGTATCCGTATTGATCGGATGAGCGAACAAGACCGCAATCGCACGATAGAAGAAGCTCAGAGAATGGCAAATTTGGCTACCTTTATCGGATTCGTCAGGGAAAGCAAGAAGATTGCGTAGCGCATGGTTCGAAGCGGAGCAAAGCGGAGCGTAGCAGTGCGCAGCATAGCATAGCATGGCATGGTTCGAAGCCGAGCAAAGCGGAGCGTAGCAGTGCGCAGCATAGCATAGCATGGCATGGTTCGAAGCGGAGCAAAGCAGTGCACAGCATAGCGCAGCGAAGCAAAGCACAGCGAAGCATAGTTCAAAGCATGGAAAAGGGCGGTGGCGGAATGGGGAGACGCTGAACGGCGCACAGATGAGTAAATCGGTAAGAGTTTGACGTAAAATCTCATCGTAAAACGGGACAATCAAAAGACTTGTGCGTCAGCCCGTAGAAAAATATGCGGGGTTCGATTCCCCGCCCGCCTTTTATAATTTAAAAACAGGAGTATGCGATGGACGTTGTTGAAATTCACGAAATAATTAACGATGAAAATCAAATTACCATTTGCGAGGACTGTAATGGTAATGGATGTTTTTGGTCAACGTTGGGATTTGGTGAAATATCAGGCGATGAGAGACAGATACAGTGCAGATTATGTAACGGCACTGGAAGAATGAGAACGTTAATGGTTAAAGCGGAAATTAAGGTTCCATTTAACCATACGACACCATAACTATCAGACGATATGCGGACGTGGCATCAAGAAGACGCTGATTCTCTGAAATCGGTGAAATAGAGACTCTTGGCAAGAGCCGATAGCCATTTTGCAGGTATCGAATCCTGCCGTCCGCAACAAAAAATCCTGATTTGATGGCGGGTAGTTTTAAGTCAGATAAAAATATCGGCATTGCCGAAGTTGCGTGGAGCATGACCAGCCCTGTCTAAAAGCAGTTATGCGACATTTCAGGTTGACAGCCGGGAAAGACCGGCAACTTCTGCGGACGTGGCGGAATACAGCAATATATGGGCAATAGCCCCCGATAGTTATCTGTACCGTGTATAGATTTAACCCTAAACCTGCTTCACGGGAAGTATGACATTCCCGTATAGAAGAATACTTGGATAGGGCTTCCCGGAAGCAGCATCAATCAGGAGGATATATGGCTGACGATAAGATTCATACTATCTCAGTGGAATACGAATTTACCGAAGATGAATTGAAAGCTTTTGCAGATGAAATGTCGGAGATTGAGGACTTGAAACTCCCGGAGGCTGAAGAAGCGGTTTCGGCGGCAAAGACTCAGCAGAAGTTCCTTGAAGCAAGAATGAAGCGACTGGCATCTCTTTACCGGGCAAGGCGTGAAACCCGAAGGGTGGACTGCCGTGCGGAGTGGCATTCTCCGAAGCCGGGAGTTGTGAGGCTTATCGGCCTCACGGATGGAAGAACTTGGGAAGAGCGTGAAATGACGAATAAAGAAATGGAAGATCACGCTCAGATGCCGATGTGTTAAATGACCGGAAGCGGGGGCGGTCGATTGGATGTCGAAAGCGGGTCAGAGTTCAAGGAGGTATGTTCCGGCATCGCAACGGGCAATGGAGCAGTAACCCCGCACAAAGGGCGCATAGCTTAGAAGGTCAAAGCCACCGGCTCATAACCGGTCGATCCAAGGTTCGAGACCTTGTGCGCCCACCACAAATAAAGATAGGAGAATATAGCAGTGAGTAAATCCGGAAAAGACATTATGATCGGTAAGGTCAGGGAAAAGCTGAACACAACGATCAAGGGAGCGCAGGACGCTATTGATGCTGTTATTGAAAGCATAGCCGATATGCTGACAGAGGACGACCGAATCGAAATCAGAGGCTTTGGAACCTTTTCTGTAAAAAGAAAGAAAGAGCGCATGGGGAGGAATCCCAAGACCGGAGCGCCTATAAAAATCAAAGCGAAGAATGGTTTGAGCTTCAAGGCGTCTAAAATCATCCAAGACAGATTGAACTGACATGAACTTCTTTCAGAGAGCATACAATGAATACTCTCTGCTTGAAGGACAAAACAGTGGGCAGCTTACGGCATATATGAAAAGCCCTGAAGCTGCCATCCGTCAGGCAGAGGCGCAATATCGGAACGACTTCGAAATCGGACACGCGCTCGAAGCAATTCTATTTGACAAGACTCGTCAGACAGACACCTTCAGTCAGGCGTATTTTGTTGCCGACCTGAAGCAGCCCCCGGATGATCTGATCAAGTGGGTTTTGACCGGGGAGAATTGGTCGAGCCGGTATGTCAGGAATAAGGACGGTTCGCTTAACAAAACCTACGCAACCCGGCACGAATGGCTCGACAGATGCGCGCTGAATCCCGGAAAGATTCCACTTGCGTTGGAAGATCATCGGATGCTGCTTCGGATGTCCGAGAACATCCTGAAGATCGAATTGGATTTGCCGGGTTTCGGGATACTGACTGTCAGAGAAATGTTGAAACATCCGTGTGCGAATTGGCAGCAGGCGAAACAGTGGAATATGGCAGGAATACGAAAGAAAGCTCTTGCCGATGTGTGTTTCAAGCCCGGCAATAATGTGTATCTGTTCGACTTCAAATCAACCGCAAGTTTGTCGAAGTTCGAATCTGATCTGAATTCTTCCGGCTGGGTGCAGGATTTGCATTATGGAGAAGGTTTCGGCGCGTATTACCCGATGATCTTTCTGGTGGCAGAAAAGACCGAAGATGCTCTGGCAAGACCCTTCGACATTGACATCGAAAGTCGTGAGCGGTTGAGAGGCGTGTATGAGCGTCTGTGCCGGGAATATGCAGAATGGGTATCACAGGGAAAGCCGGTAAGAGGCTGGCTCCCGAAAAAAACAATCCGAATATTTGTGAGGAATGAAGACCATGAATGAAATGACGATGTATCAGACAAATCCCGCAATCGTTTCTGCGGCAGAAACCGCAAAGGCGAAAATACAGGCAGCATATACAATGGCAATGCACCGTCCGAGAAACGAATTCGAAGTTCGGGATGCTATTTTGACGGCGTGTAAAAATCCTGAATTTGCGAATGAGTCTTGGTTCAAAATTCCGAATAAGGGAGAGGGATTTACGATTCGTTTTGCCGAGGCTGCGTCTCGGGCAATGAGAAATATATACTCCGACACTCAGGCTATCTACGAAGATGACAGGATAAGGCGTATCAAAGTTACGCTTACTGACTTGGAAACAAACATGACATTCGCGAGAGATGTTCAGATTTCCAAGACGGTAGAGCGGAAAACAAATCGTCCTGAAGATTGTCTCGGTGAGCGGAAAAATTCAAAAGGTGAAACCGTATATATTCTGAAAGCATCTGACGATGAAATCGAAATCAGGGTGGCATCTGCATTGTCGAAGGCTGTCAGAACGGAAGTGCTGAGACTGATCCCGCCGGATATAAAATCCGAAGCAAAGAAAGTTATTTTTGAGACAAGGAGAACCAAAGACGCATCCGCTGATCCGAAAGACGTGATGAGAAAATTGATGGATGCTTTTTCCGGTATCGGCGTATCCCCTGAAGAATTGCAGAAATATTATGGGAATCAGCCCTTGACCAGTATCTCCCCGGATCAGAAAGAAGAACTCAGAGGTCTGTATGTGGCAATCAAGGAAGGGCATACGTCATGGGGAGAAGTGATGTCTGCAAGAGCCTCGGCGAATGAAAGAAAAGACCCCGAAAAGATTGATGTCGAAACCATCATAGCCTCCGCAACCCCGGAAGTGAAAGCTCAGGCTTTGGCAACCCTGAATCTCGGCAGCACGGAGCCGGGCAAAGACGATCCGAATGCGCGGAACGCGTATGCCCTGAAGATTCTCGAAGTCCAGAAAGCGATTCCTCAGTCAGTCATTATACTGGATGAAAATGTCAGAAAACAGATTCTTGCATTCCTGAAAGACGACTCGGTTGCACAGATGTATCTTGACGCTTGCGAATCTCTGAAGATCGAACCTCTCGGTAACATTGCTACTCACAGAGACCCGGATTTGAAAGCGATATACGATTTTTGCAAACAGAGGGTATAAGTATGAGTAAAAAAATGCCAACTCCGAAGAAATATCAGATTCCATTCGATAAGAAGACCGGGGAGATGCTGTCTTACCCTGCTATCTGGGAGTATATCGAATGGAGAGATGTGTATGAATTCGATGATGTTCTTACATACAAAGGATATGGTCGCGGACGAAGCTCTGTCCTGATGTATTTTGTCGGGTCTGATAATACCAAGTATCCGATGTTTATCAGCGATTTCCATGATGTTATTGAAAATGTCGGAATCAATGGGAAACAAATAACCGGAAAATGGACGTTTTGTAAACGCGGACAGAATTACGGTTTGAAAATGGTGCAGGATGAACGAGAATCAGGACGGTGATAAAATCCTATCGGCTGGCGTGTATGAGAAAGCTAAGAGGAAAGATTCAGCGTGGGCTAAAGCCGGTATCGCATTTGCCATAACAGAAGGTTTTACTCTGTTTGAAATCTCCGGTTTTAAGAAGAGATTCTATATCAATTGTTTAATCAACCAGAACGTTATTGATTTCGGAATTTTTCTTAAAATCACAAAAACAAGCGGAATCAAATCGCTATCTTTAGGTGTTCATCTGTATCTGAAGGGAGATAGAATATTCTCGAATAGTCTATCTTTTACGAAATTTAGCGGATTGAACCATGTTTTTCCGTTTTCGGGTATATGATGTCGAGCGTTTTACTGAAAGGCTGAAAAAATGATCACCAAAATCTACGGATATAACATCAAAGGGCAGGAGTTCGAACAGGAGGTCGGGCAGTACACGATCTTTGCCGGACCCAACGGAGTCGGCAAAACTGTTCGGACTCAGACGATGCAGCTTGCGATTCTCGGGCATGTTCCGGGAATGAACCGGACACTTCAGGACATCTTCAACGCCTTTTCGACCGGACCGAAAATGGCAGTGGCAGTGGAAGTCGGCGGCAAGGTTTTCAAGCGCATATTCGAAAAGAAGAAAGATGCTGTGAATCAGACCGTGCTGATTGATGGCAATAAAACCAATGCGAAAGATTTCCCGATTGAAATGAGGCTTGCCGGATGCCCGGAAGTTTTCATGGCAGATTCCTTCATGCAGCTTTCCGAGAAGGCGCGCTTTACGGAGATGCTCAGAGTGTTCCCGCCAGCCGGGAACCTTGAAAATGTCAACACCACCATTCGCGGACTGAAAGACAAAATCAACGCGGCTCAGAGGAATAAAGAATCTCTGACGGGGACTATCGCTCGGCTTGAAGATAGTCGGAAGAATCTGAATCTTCCGTTAGGATCGCTCGATGAAACCGAAATGGAAATTCGGGCGAATAACTCCGCTTTGGAAGAGCTTTCTGCACAAAGAATCAAGGTCGTCAAGGCGAAAGCAAAGGCTGACGCGGAAGAGAAAGCCCGGATTCAGAAAGAGCGAGAACTTGCGGAGGCAAAAGCCCTCTTGGAAAAACAGGCAAAAGAGGCTGAAGAAGCAAAACAGAAGGCTATTGAAATCGCCGCAGAAAAATCCCGGGTGGAAGCGCTGAAAGAGGTTGAGGCGCAGCGCAGACAGGAAGAAGCCATGAAGCCTGCGCCGGATGTAAAACCGTCTCCGCCTGTCTCTGTTTTTACTCCGGTTCTTCCTCAGCCGGAAACAACGCCGTCTGTGGCAAACAAGTTCTTGGCGTCTTTGGACAGAATCGAAAAGGTCATGGCAAATGCCGGGTGCGATGAATGCGCGGCGAAACTGGTGATCGGACTTGTTCGGAGGGAATATCAGTGGGCGGTATGAGAATGGCGAAAGCCAGCAGGAAAGATATTTCGGGAATGATGAGGTTCATGCGGCTTTTGGATGGACTTACCGAGCATGAGGCTGACTCTGGAAAGATCGGCAATATCGTAAAGCATCAATTCCCGAAACGATGCAGGGGATATTATCGTGTGATATGCGGATCGGAAATGCTGATCGAAAATTGCTGTGATCCGGCATTGAATTATCTGGACTGGAAGCCGGAAATCAAAGAAATGATGAAAAGGGCTGATGATCGCGGTTGTCATTGGGGGTACTCCGATGAAGGTTACTATGAAACCGAATGCTTACATACGTTTTCTTTTTCGCATGGAAAAAAACAACCTGAATTCGAATACTGCCCATATTGCGGGAAAGTGATTCGTACAGATACAGAAGAGGGAAAAAATGACTGACTTTGAAGCAGAACTCAGGGCGGTTGATGAAAAAGCAGCCGAACTCCGACAGCGCGGAACGGAACTTCAGGCAAAAAAAGAACTCTTTCGGAGAGCGGAGTATATCGCATCTGAAATCGGCAAGGCTCAGTCTGACCTGACTGCTGCCGAGGAACAGTTGAAGTCGCTGAAGGAATCCCTCTCTGTCGCTGAACAGGCGCAGAGGGATTCGGTTGCCGCATCGTCAGAAAAAATGGCATCGGCAATGGCAGAAATGCTTCCGGCGGGATTTGCGCCGTATATCAGCATTGACGGCGAACTGATGCAGATCGGTCTGAATATCGAAGGCAGAGATGTTCCGTATCACGGACTTTCCGGCGCACAGCGCGTCATTTTTCACTCCGCTCTGGAATACTGCATGATGCCCGGAACCGAAGATAAGCTGATTATCGTGGAAGCTGGGGAAATGGATATGGAAAGACTTTCGGCGTTTATGGAATCCGTAACAACGAAACATCCGCAGGCTCAGGTCATCGTGAATACTTGGCATTTGCCGACGATGCCTGAAGGTTCGGTATGGAAGGTTGTGGAGTTGGGAAATGCCTGAATTGAATTTTCGTGTAAAAATTGTCGGAGGGGCTAAAACCGAAACTCGGATTGAAATCATTCCTCAATCCATAAGTGAGGATAGAACAATCCGATTGGCAAACCAGATTACGATTTCAGAACCCGGAATTGCTGCTTTTTTGAAAAATAAGCTCACTGAGTTATTGGTTGAAAGAGAGGTTCAATTATGACCGAATATGAATGCTGCGCCAACTGCGGCAAGGAAACCGACGTGCCTGTTGATTATGTGGATATAGGCGTTGGCGGCTTGAGATACCCGCAAACTGCATTCTGCTCCGAAGAGTGCGAGCAGGAGTGGCTTAAAAAAGCCGATGATATTACGGAAAGGCGATTCCTTTGATGTTCGTTATCAGCTTATATACGAATCCGAAGAGTTTCTATGACGGAACAGACGGCGATCCGGGAAGAACCTGCCGACTTGAGAACGCAAAGTTTTTCACCAGCTTCGACCTCGCCGGAGAGGCAGTTCGGAAACTTGAGCAAGATTATCCCGAAAAGATGTTTGCGATTGAATTTGTCTATTCATTACCTATTGAAATATCACAGGTATGCAGAAACTGCGGCAAGATTTTATGGGGAAACTTTATTTTTGTTCTGAAGAATGCTCTGAGAAATGGCTGAAAGATGCTGATAATGGGCTTGATTGAATGAATGCAGGATTTGAACATATAGACCTTTTTTCAGGTATCGGTGGGTTCGCTCTCGGCGCAAGGATGTCGGGGATAGAAACGATTGCCTTTTGCGAGAAAGATAAATTTTGCCGGCAGGTTCTGAGAAAAAACTTTCCGGGCAGACCAATATGCAAAGACATAAAGGAGTTCGGGTATGAATGGCTTATTGCCAACACCGACAGTATCGGGGAATTACAATCGGAAAGGATCGTCAGCAAAGAGCGGGAACGGTCTGGCGACAGCAATCAGAAGTATATCCTCACAGGCGGATTCCCATGCCAGCCTTTTTCCATTGCCGGGGCGAGAAAAGGAACGACAGATGACCGTTTCCTCTGGAGTGAGATGCTCAGAGTTATACATGAGATTTCTCCGGCATGGATCATCGCTGAGAATGTTTTCGGAATCCTTACTTCGGAGCAGGGAGTGGTATTCGAGAGCATCTGCTTTGACTTGGAAAGCGCAGGCTACAACGTTCAACCGTTTGTTATTCCGGCTTGTGCCGTTGGCGCACCGCACAGAAGAGATCGGATTTGGATCGTTGCTTCGAACTCCGACTGCATCGGAGACAGAGGGCGGAGCGATGAAAATTTTGAAGGGCAGGAGAGGACATTACAAACTGAGAGATCAGATTGCAATGCTGCCGACCCCGACAGCATCAACGGAGACATTTCAGGATTTGATTCAGCAGAAATATCCGAGCCAGAAAAGACCGAAGTATTCTGGGATAAAGACTGGTATGAAGCTGCATCCGAACTTTGTCGAGTGGATGATGGGTTTTCCGAAGGACTGGACAAGGGTAGGAGATTGAAGTCTTTGGGAAATGCGATTGTTCCTCAAATTGCTAAAATAATATTCGAGGCTATAATACATGAACACCATAACCCTCACATTATACAATAACCTGCGGATTTCGGGAGCGGGCTTCGGACTTCTGGAACAGATCGAAATGGCACTGACCATCCCGAATCCGCAATGGCTTAAAAACCAGCGTGCCGGGCGTTACAACGGGAACACGCCGAAAAACCTCCGTTATTATCGGATTGACGGAGACGATATTATCGCTCCACGCGGATTTATGAAGCAGGCGTATCTTCTTGGAAAAGAATACGGTGCGGTGAAAATCGAAGATCAACGCCTGACGCTGCCGGAAGTCGAGTTCGCTTTCACCGGAAAACTCCGGGATTATCAGGACGAAGCCTGTGGGGAGACTCTGAAAAGGGATTTTGCGATCATTATTTCGCCGACTGCTTCTGGGAAAACGATCATCGGCTCGTATCTGATTGCAAAACGGCGGCAGCCTGCGCTCGTAATTGTTCCGAACAAGCGGTTATTGTATCAGTGGGTTGAGGAAGCAGCCGGTTTTCTGGCAATTTCTCCCGAAAACATCGGGATTTACGGGGACGGATACCGGAAACTCGGAAAGTCAGGTCTGACTATCGGCATTATCAACACGGTAGCTCAATACTCGACCGAACTGGCTCCGCATATCGGTAACATCATCGTGGATGAATGCCATCATGCGGCAAGCCCGACATGGAGACAGGCATTGTCGGTATTTATGTCGAAATATATGACCGGGATGACGGCGACTCTTGAGCGGTCGGACGGTACTGAAAGAGTAGTCAGTATCTTCATCGGAGAAACCGTACATAAGGTTGACCCCGAAAAGCTGAAAGAGGACGGCTATATTTTGGATGTTGAGCCGATATATCGCAGCACCGGCTTCAATTTCGGTGATGATAAGGCGCACAGTGAATGGAAAAAGCGGAAACCTGTGGATGATCCGCTGATAAATGACAGAAAAGCATACTCGAAACTGCTGAAAGCGTGGAAAAACGAAGAACCGATTACTGCATCGAACAGTTATGTGTCCATGATGGACGCTTTGGTGCAGAATCCGCCCAGAAACCGGCTGATCGTGCAGGATGTCATCGCAGAATTGGGGAAACAGAACGGAAATGCCGGGGTTTGTCTGGTTTTGTCGGAAAGAATTGCTCATTGTGAGGCTCTTTCCGGGCTTTTGCAGGAATCCGAGGTAAAAGCCGCATATCTGCATGGGAAAATGCCTGAAAAAGCGCAGAAAGAGGTCGTTTCCATGATGAAAAGAGGCGAAATCTTTGTGGTTGCTGCAACCGGGCAGATGGTCGGGGAAGGATTCGACTGCAAAAGGCTGTCTTCGCTGTTTGTGGCGACTCCGATCAAGTTTTCCGGGCGAATGAAGCAATATTTGGGGCGTGTGATGCGCCCTGATGAAGGAAAAGAGAAACCGAGAGTATATGATTATGTGGATTCCAAAGTAGGGGTGCTGCGGATTCAGGGGAAACACAGAAGAAAGGTGTATGAGGGGTGAAAAAGGATGAAAGAGCTTACGATTGAAACTTTGCCGGTTGAAATCAAAGTTGTCAGAGTCGGCGGGCAAGATGGCATTCTTTGCAGGGAGTTTCCGAAATGAACGATTGCTGGATATGCCCGAAATGCGAATCCGTATTACAAAGAGGTGAATAATGCTGAAGAAAACAGCGATTGAGATTAAACAGCCCCATAAGAAACCATGCGGATGTAATGAGCCATGTTTTGTGAGAGGCTGGTGGGGACATTTCGAGGAAGTGATGTGCGCTAATCTTTATGAGAGTCAATGCTCGAAAGATGGACGTGTCGTGCGCTTATACACAACGGAGAAAGAATATGAGGCTTTAAAAAATGATCCACATCAATAAAAATTCTCTCATTGACTACCTCGGCAAGACAGCCGTCGTTCTCGGTTTTCCGGGCTGTAACCTCCGATGCCCGTATTGCCAGAACCCTGAGTTGGCGTTGGCAGACACAAAAATAATGCCTGAAGATGACAATGTGCTTTCTGACTTTTGCGACTTAGCCATTACGCATTATAAGGTCATTGATGGTGTTGTTTTCTCAGGCGGTGAGCCGACATTGCATAGCGAGCTATTACAATTGTTATGCAGCTATTGGAAAGCAGCCGGTTATCCTGTCAAAATCGATACCAACGGAACGAAACCGGACGTGATCAGCGAGTTGATCGAAAGGAAGCTCATTGATTATGTGGCGGTGTCGCTCAAATACGATCTGACGACATTGCAGGCAAAATATGTGTGGATAGATACCCTCCCGATGCTTGTGGATTCGGGCATAAATTTCGAGGTTCGGGTTGTGGCGGTCGCTGATAAGGTCTCCGAGTCGAAATCAGTTCTGAGTTTTGAACAATGCCTTTTGAACTCTTGCGAGATTCTGCGAGATGATCTTGGTATCAAAAAACTCAAGCTTCACAGACACAACCGACAGGCAAAAATCCTGAATCCTGCCTTCTATGAGGGCGTGCGGATGTATGATGAATCAGACTATCAACGGCTGAAGCGACTTGTGGAAGATCATGGGTTGGAATGTGAGCTTGTGTAGGTGAGTCAAAATGCCCAGATCGAAACGCAAAAAGAAACAGAATTCCGAGCATCAGCCTGAACGATATTTCGACTGTCAGAAATACCGGCAATGTCTGAACGAGTATGCCCTGAGAAACGCACAGGTTATGGATTGCACTAAATGCGGCTCTTATCAGCAAAGAACCATGATAAATGTTTTATATGAGGGGAAAGTATGAATTTTTATAAGACGTCTTTGAATCATTTCGGAATTGAAGACAGAATGGAAAAGCTGATCGAAGAGATGGCTGAACTCATGGTCGAGTTGAAGCATTTCAAAGACGGTAAATCCACAAAGGAGCGTGTCAGAAAAGAAATTGCTGATGTCTATGTTTTGATCAATACAATAGCGGTTTTCTTTGGTGCTGAAATAATCAGTGATATGATCATCGGTATTGAATTGAAAGTCGCTGAAATGATTGATGCTGAATGCCGGAAAATTGTCGAAGGAGAACCCAATGGGAATGCCATATAAGAACGCGTTGATCGAAATCGAGGGCGGACTGATTGAACATGCTGTCAGGGTTGATGAAGGATTCCCGCCATACGAATATGACATCGAAACATTCCGTGCCTGTTTGCAGATTTTTATATCAGCCCTGCTATGGAGGCTGTGGATGTTCAACAGTGAAAAAGAATTATCTGAAAAAGCAAGGATTGCCGAAGAATGTGGTAATAAACTGCGTTGCTTTATTATGGACTATTCAGGGATTGATTCACATAACCTTTACGGAGAACAGACATGAAAATCATCAAACCTTCGCATGAAATTCTGTTCATGCCGGATGGCAATGCGATACTGAAACTGATCGAATGTGCAGGAAGAACCTGTTATAAAAGCGAAGATCGGATTACAGAAGATTCGGCAAAAAAATTTGTTGCCGGTATCATAAAGTCCGGTCATCACAGCGTGATTGAGCATGTGAATATCACCGTAAGGTTTGTCTGTGATCGCGGAATCAGCCATGAACTCGTGCGCCACAGACTCGCGAGTTATTCTCAGGAGTCAAGTCGATACTGCGATTATTCTGGGGATAAGTTCGGCAAAGAAATCACGGTGATCAAACCGCTGTGGTATTCTGATAACTTAAAAGGACAATGGACAAACCTAAGTAATCCGCCCGATAACGATGAAAACAATCGGATGGGTGATTATGAAAAACTAACCGATACGGAAAAACTTTGGCTCGCGGCTGTCAGAGCCTCCGAATTTTATTATTTTACTCTTTTGGAGCATGGTGAGAGACCCGAACAAGCCCGAAGCGCGCTGCCGAACAGTCTGAAAACCGAAATCGTGATGACGGCGAATCTCCGGGAATGGAAGCATGTATTCAGAATGAGGTGTCAGAAAGCCGCACATCCCCAGATCAGAGAAATCATGCTGCCGCTGCTGAAAGAACTACACGATAAGATTCCGGTTGTGTTTGATGAGGAATTCGAGATGTTTTGGGATGGTGTGCCTGAATGAAATTTTTTCTTGTGTATAGGCATTGTCAATTTCCTGCGCGGAAAAATCAAAAAGCAAAGTGGAATAAATGGACACGGTATAGCTGTGATTTTGATACATGGGGGGAGGCTGAAAAACATTATCAGGCTTGCTTACCTAAAATGAAAGATTCTGAAGAAATCAGAATCTCTTATCGAGAGGAGAGACTTGATGAGGCGAACTGGGAGGAAATAAAATGATATTGTCAACCGAGCAAGTACAAGAATCAATCAAGACAGAATGCGATGCCCTGTGCGCTATGCTCATCGAAAAGAACAACGCGTATGGCAACTCCGCTCTCAATCCGGTCAGATGCTTTTCAAAGGCGGACACAATTGAGCAGATCAATGTCAGACTCGATGACGAACTCTCACGACTGATGCGCGGACATCCCGCCGGAGAAGACACGGAATTGGTTATCGCCGGATATATCATTCTGAGAAGGGTTGCAATCAAATTGGCACGTCAAACCGTTGAAACGTTGAGTCTTCTTTCGGAGAGCGGGATAAACGGTGCTGAGAATGGCAAGAGGATTGCGGATCAGGTCGGCGTAAAGATGGAGGAGCTTGCGAAGATTGCCGAAGGATTTATGAATGTCCAACAGCCGGAGCGATGTTCCGGGTGTAAGCATTTTAAGGTCAGAGAAGCAGGCACAGCGATGAACGGCGTTATTTTCAATGTTTTGTGTAAAAAAGTTACTCGTGGACTTGCCAAAGGTTGGCTCTCTGAAAAAGAAGCCAAAGAGACTGTTATACCGGAGTGGTGTCCGGGGAGGGAAGAAAAATGAGCTTCAATCTCAGAGTGATGAAATTCAAGGATTCATATGGGGACGCTTTTTATGAAATTCGTTCCGTATATTATAACAAAGCCGGAGAGCCTGAATCTTACGCTGATTGTTCTGAGCCTGCTGCTTTTTCTTGGGATGAAGGCGATGATCCGAATGTGGTACTCGAAAGATTCAAAAAAGCATTGGAAAAGCCAGTGTTGGTTTTCGAAAACGGAGTTTTTACTGAAAAAAAGCCATGACAAAAGCCGATCTTGACTACATCATCAAGGGGGTTACTGAAAACCTCCGGACAGAACTCAGAGATATGCTGGCACCGAAGAAATGGATGTCCGTTGCCGAGGTGAAATCGTATTACGGAATCAAAAGTGATACGACCATCCAAAAATATATTGAAGATGGCACGTTTTATGGTACAAAACTCGGCGGAAAGTTGCGGATTGACCGCGACTCCGTGGAAAAAATTTTGAACCATAAAAGGGAGTGGATGTAGTCATGGTGGAAGAGTTTGCAGGATTCAAATTGTGGCAGCGCGGGGATAAGTTTTACGCTGTCTGGCAGGAGAAGGGCGACACAAGGCAGAAAACGCTGAAGACCAAAGACCGGAAAGAGGCGGTTCGGAGGTTGAAGCAGTTTGCTCTGAGCCGTATTTCGGGAAAGACACACGAACTCGACAGGACAAAGGGGATTTCTTTATCACAGTTTTCGGAAGAGTTTCTGGCAGATGTGGAAAAGAAAAAGAGACCGAGGACAAAGCTTCTGTTCGAGACTGCGCTGAAAAAAGCGCAGCAGACACTCGGTGATGTTGATATAAAACGCATCACGAACCGCGATATTGATCGGATTATGTCGGACATGCTCAATTCCGGGCTGAAAGTTCCGACCGTAAATAAGAACCTCCGACATCTGAAAGCATCGCTGAGGAAAGCTTATGACTGGGAATATCTTGAAAAACCGATCAGTTTCCCGCCGCAAATCCGGGAAGATGAGGTCAACCGGCGGATCCCTGACGATGCTTTCAGGGATATTTTTGCCGCGATAAACGATCAGGAATTTTACGATTTCTGCTTTCTGTCGGCGTGTACCGGGATGCGGTCAAGCGAAATTTTGCGGCTGAATTGGCGGGATATTGATTTTGACCGAAGGGAGATTCGTATCACTTCGGAGCAGAAAAATCGCAAAGAATCGGTCATACCGATCAACGCATCCGCCCTTGAAGTGCTGAAGCGGGCAAAAGCTCGGAACGGGATCAAGGTTTTCCGATTCACGAAACTGACATGGATGTCGCAGAAATTCAAGAGGGCAGTTCGCAAAGCCGGGTATGAGCAGTACAGATTTCATGATTTCCGGCACACTTTTGTAACCAAGCTCATTGAGGACGGAGTGGACGTGTCCTTTGCCCAAAAGCTGGTTCGACATAAAAGCATTGCGACCACAATGAAATATGTCCATTTGTCGGATGAAAGTCTGAAAAGAGCGAGCGGGAAAATCAATTACGGACCGATGCCGTTGGCAAGTGGAAATCGGTCTTAAAAAATGACACACTCATTGCAATTCCATTGCAAACTGTTTTAATATGATTTCAGACTTGACAACGAAGAGATATAAACGCTTGAATTTAAAATGCCCAGGACGAGACTTGAACTCGTACTCACACAGGGTGAAAAGGATTTTAAGTCCTTTGCGAGCAACAGCCTCTGATCGTGGAAATTCAACATTCAAGCAGTTCTTACCCAATCTCTTCGTTGTCAAAATCTACCAAAAAAGATCAAAACGCAACAGAAATCCATTGCAATCCATTGCAATTTTTTGGGAGAATTTTATGAAGAAATTTACCGTATTGATATGCCTGTTGCTGGCGACATCCGCTCACGGATCGTCTTTGACAGATGATCTGCTCAATTACATTTATGCGTTCCCGTATGACGGGAAAGAATGTGTTGTGGATTTCGCATCACAGCTTCCGTTTCAGCCGTTTGCGGGATATGGCACTGCCATGATCTGATGCAGCGAAGTCGAAGGCTTTACAGGCAGCAGCAGCTATGGTGTAACCACGTATGCTTTGGATGAAGAGATTGTCAAGATCAGCGGGAAAACGCTCGTAATGGGTGGCGTATCCGGGGCGTTGTACGAAGTGATTGCCGCTGATTTCAAGGTTGACAGAGACCTCTATTATATCGGGGATAAAACCTATGTCAGAACAGCTTCAGGCGCTTTTTACGAACTCGCCCCGAAAGGGATTGTCGCAGACAGAAAGGAAGAATAATGGACGGTCGGATAGTCGCTCCGAAATCATTTTGGGCTGATCTGGAATACACCGGCGGGTGCGGACCCAAAGGATGGCATCTGTGGTTCCCGCAATCCGTATTCGGCGTTTCGATATGGATTGCCTGTAAAATCCATGACTGGATGTATGACTTCTGTGAAAAAGATGAAGCGGATTATTGGTTTCTGCTAAACATGGTCTCTCTCATAAAAGCGGGGAGCGGGAATCGGATCATGCTGATCGTCAGATATGTCATCGTCAGGATAATAGCAAAAATCGTCAAAGAGTACGGATGGCTTTTTTATACTTCCGAAACAATACCGGACAATTATGAGGCAAGGCATGTCAAAGCATGAGCAGTATCGAGGTTATACAGGTCATCTTGAATCAAGTCAAAGAGACTATGAAAGAGCAGAGTAGCAGAATTGACGATCTTGAGAGAAAAGACCATGAGCGCGATAAAAAAGACCATGAACGGGAACTCGCTCAAGCCGAAAGGAATGTCCAGTTGAAGATTATGTGGAGTTCAACCATCTTCGCTATTACAACTCTTATCGGGTTATTCGTATGGTGGTTGCAGACGCAAGGAGGGAAACAGCCATGATTCGGACTTTTTTATACAGATATCATCTCCTTCCTGCAATGCTGAAATTCGGGTTGAGCTTTGTCTTTTCGATAATATTTATATCTGCTGTGAGTGTCGCATGGATTGTGATTGTTCAGTCTTTGTTCAAATGTCTGTATTTTCATATATTGATTCATAAATTTGACTTTAAAACAACACTATATGTATTCTATTTTATTATGTTCCTGATTCCAAGTACATCGTTTTATTTCATTCTCAGAATCAAGAGCCATTTTGAAATAGGAGACTTTGAGCAGACACCGCACAGAGACTATGGCGTTGAAAGCACAGGCGAACAGCTTTCCGATCTGTTGCAGCAACTTATATATGCTATCTCAGAGTATGATGAGAGGAATCACGAACTCGCCATCGAAGTCAATAAAAAGAGACGACTGTGGCGGGAGATTGCGGATATTTCCCCATATTTTGTTTTTGCAAAAGACTATGAGGGTAGATTTTTTATTATAAACAAAGCTCTCGCCGATTGCTACGGCGTACATCCGAAAATTCTTTATGGAAAAACGGATTATGATTTCAATGCCAGATTGTGCGAAGTTGACGGGTTCACTGCGGATGATCGTGAGGTGATCGAGACACAGCAGCCGAGATTCAACATTATTGAAAAAATTACCTGTTCTGACGGGCAGATAAGAATCTTGAGAACAAACAAAATCCCGATCAGAACGTGGGACAATGATAGCCCGGCAGTGTTGGGCATGGCAGAAGATATTACCGAAGAGTTCAGGTGCTTTACCGAGAACGGAGATTTCTTTTCCGAAATCCACTGCGGCGATAAATGGGATATTGTGATCGAGCGCATGAGAATGCTTGCCGAGAAGGGATACCATGACTGAGAAATCCTCTCCTATCAATAAGGCAAAGCTTTTCAAAGAATTGGCTCAGAAAAAAGACCTTTACCGCAACGGCGGGGAGGGCATGACGCAGTGGGTCGAAGATCATGTCTGGATGCCCATACAGGTATCAGGAAGTATGGTTCCGAAGTGGTATCCCATGAACAATCTTCCGGATGAACCTCATCCCGAAACCGGAAGGTCGTACAAGTCCATGTGGGAGAATCAGAAAAAGATTCTCCATGAAGCACTCAGGATGAAGGACGGAAAGTTCATTCATCGGCTGATCGTCCTGTGTTGGATGCGCGGGGAAGGCAAGACTGCAATCGGTCCATGTCTGGTCAATCTGTGGAAGTTTTTCTGTTTCCCGAAGCAGAGAATCGCTCTGGCAGCAAATTCGAAGGATCAGACAAAATTCGTTACCTTCGACATGATGAAGGGGATCATTACAAATTCCCCTGACCTCAATGCTATATTCGGCAGGAACGATATTACGGACAAGGAAATCCGTATCCGGGATAATGAAGGCAATATCGCTTCTGTGATTACCTGTGTAACCTCTTTCAGTGGGATACTTTCGAATATCACGGGGTACGCATTCTCGGAAATTTTTCAGATGAAATCCCCGGAGTTCTTCAACCAGATTGACGGCTCCACCCGAAATGTTCCGAATGCGCTCGGAGTGATTGACAGTACGGTCGCCCCGAAAGACCATATCCTGTATTCTTTGTACGAGACATTTTTGCGGCAGAAAGACCCGACATTATACTTCTCGTACAGATGTTCCATAGAGGGACGATCTGAGGATTATTGGCATCCTGAACAGACACAGGCGCAGTTGGATTCTTACAGGAATAAGTCCGTTCTGAACTCGTTTGCCCGGTACTTCCTGAACCTGTGGTCTGCCGGATCCGACCGACTGATCGAAGATGAATTTATCGAAGCCTCATATTATATCGGTAACCGGATGTCTCTTGCAGACAAGACTCTGCTGATCAATGATCTGACGAACATCAAGTCTCTCGAACTCAAGGTCGGGCAGACAGCAGGGAATCTGAATCTTCGGAACAGTTATCTGTCCAAAATAGAGCAGATTCGGAAAGTGCTGATGCCGGTTGACGAAAAGTATGTATTGCGATACTCAGAGAATGCCTGCTATGCGGATTCGGAAGTTCTGACAGAAATGGGGAAGTTTTATGATACCGAATGGGCGGTACTTGCCGGACTCGACCGCTCTGATCCGACACGGCACAAAGGAACAGCCAGAACGATACTGACGCTGATTGCCAAAGGAATGATCGGCAGCAAAACCCATCGGGATATTACCTATCAGTCTGTAACGAATTATATTTATCTTCTGCTGTATGTCGGCAATCTGACCGGGCATTCGTTGGATGAGATCAAGGGAGCGATGAATTTCGTGAACGGGCTGTATGGCGGCGTGGATATGTTCACCGTTGAGAAGTGGGGTGCGTGGGACTTGAAATCGTGGGGCGATGACAATGATGTGCCGATTACGATTATCAGCCCGTCAAGCACATTGCAGAAAGAGGCGTTCACCGAGTACCAGTTGATTTACCGGAGCGGACGGATCAAAAGCCCGAAAGTTCCGCTTCCGGGGAGTTACGGAGACGATATAATTCGGGAAGAACTTCAGCATTTTAAAGCCGAGGTGAAAGAATCCGTACAGACAGCGCGGAATTACACCATCGTTTTCGGCTCGGATGAAAAGCACAAAGCCGGTGGCGCGCAGGACGATAGCATTTATTCCAAAGCATGGGGGATATACGGCGGCAGGGGAATCACGGTAGAGCAATTCCGTGAACGCGGCGGTGATGTCGCAACGGGTTTTTCTTATGAACAGGAAGGATTGTTGGGGGAATATGAAAACTGAATTATCGGATGTTTCGAGTGGCTGTATCAGAAGCAAAATACAGACGTATAGAGATTTGCTTCAGAAAAAAGGATTAAAGCTTAATATTTCTCAAGAATTCAATTCATACGATATGTCTACTCGTATTACTATATCTTTCTATGACAAAGAAGGGAAAGCGGTTGCCTCAATCACCAAAGACACGCATAATTTTGTTTTGGATATGCTTCAGGAACTTGAGAGGAAGGTGGGTGATGAAAACTAAAAAAACTCAGTCGGTTGATTTTTTATTTGACTTGGTAGATCAGGGGTTTGATGTTGAGTTGTCCTTGCAGAAACGCGGGAATATGACTATTAAAATCGACGGTCCGACTAACACTAAAACTGCAAGACTTGTTCGAAGGTGGTTTTATGAGTATTTATCCAGAGGCAGAAGCGGTAAAGAGATAAGAAGAGATGTTGAGGATATGATGCGCGTAGTTAAACAACTGAAGGCAGATGCACAATCGAAAAGTAAAGGCGGAGATATGGAGGCAAAAGGAGCTTTGGATTGCATTGGCAAGATAAGTCGTAAGCTTAATAATATACTTGCCATGTATCAAGTTGATGGCGATGAGGAGAATGCCTCCGATGAGAACTAAAGAACTTTTTGAACTATCCCAAGAAGATGTGATAGTTCGCAATGCTTTTATGTCCTTTTATCCTGCTTTTATCAGGGACATCAGGCATGATAGGGCTATTGATCCATCTTGCTGTATTGATAAAGATAAATATATCTCTGCTTTGGAACAAATTGTCCTCACCATGTCCCCGATAAAGGACGAATTGCTGGCGGATTTGAGGCGGGTACTCGAAAATGGCGGAGCCAAAATCGAAATACATGTGAAAGATACCGAATTGGAATCGGGTCTGCGTGAGAAGTATTACCAAGAATATCTGAGCAGAAAATGGAGGTGAGATGTTGTGGGATGATAAGATAAGCTTTGAAAGAATGAGTGTTATGAATGAGGAAGCCATGTCAGAGTATAACGGAGTGTGTATGGGAGGATTTATGAATGACTGCGTTGATCCCCTTTGGAAGATACCGGATGATAAAATCGTTGTGGACTTCGAGAACACCGATATCAGAAATGTGTTCCGATTATTGGGTGAGGCATCGGGCATCAGCTTCAAACTCGCTCCTGATGTGGCGGGTCGGATTACAATGGGCGCGCCTGAACCTACGCCGATCAGGGAGATCGTGGATGAAATCCTGAAGCATGAAAATCTTTTCCTTACTGAAAAAGACGGGGTTTTCATGGTGGAGAAAGACGGTGAGAAATGAAACATTTGTGCATATCAGCCGGAATGATAATCGGAATATTGTTATCGTATTTAATCCATTACAGATGGCATTATTTCGGTGCAAACTTTGTAACGTTCAGAACGGTTATGAGTGTGTGGATCGGTTTTCCTGTAATCGGCGGATGCCTTGCTGCAATTATTGAGGCGGTGATTTCGGAGAAGAAATGAATCCTCACTTCGACACACCCCGATGCGCCGGAGGGATATATCCGGCAATATGCAAGGTCAGGGAAGAATGCGCCCGGTATCTTCAGATTCGGAGAGATAAAGACGCCGGGCTTGAATCGTATAAGGGATTGGATTTGATGACTCGGTGTGATGATCAGGAGCTTTTCGTGGAGGACAAATTATGAAATACCTTGATCACGTCAAACAGTGCATCGTCAGATATCCATCGCTTTACAAATGCGATACATTTGAGCAGTCCGAAATTTTGGTAGCGCATCACACATTTATCACTCTGGGCAATGGATATGAATGGGCAATAAATGCGGAAGGCGGCTGCGAAGGGTATCTGACTGAGCCGAAAATGAAGCGCATACGAGGCGAATGGGAACGTCAGCCGGATTCGCCGTATGGGAAACATAAGGTGAATGCAAGATTATTTAATCGCACGATGACGGAAAATATTTATTGGTATCCGACCGAATATAGTGGAAGTCTTGATGGATACCCTGATTTTAATTCATACGTTTATATCTTTGAGAGCGATCTGACAGATGAAATTCGGGATGATCCATTGTTCAAAAATTTCGCTCGTATTGTTAAAACGAGCAGATTCGGACAGCCATTTTCCTTATACCCGAACTTCAAAAAAACATATTCGCGTTTCTGGGAACCGGAGGCGAAATACATCAGAGAAGACTGGCGTATTGCTGCCATAAAGCATCTGAATTTTTGCAGATCGGTGCTTACAACACCCGGTTATCCGCACGGAGACCCATATTATGATAGCTATTTTGATGGTGGTGCGATAATTAAACCGAGAATTGACGCGCACATCGTCAAAACAGGCTGTTCGGAACATGAGGCATACGCAGCATGGGGCGTGAACGATGCTGACAATTTTGATGATTTCATGGCAAAACGATGGTGGTATTATTTCAATGGATGCCTGTCGTTTATTGACGAAACAATCGAGAGTCTGGGAAATATACACAGATGAACCGGGCTGAAGCAGTGCGAGAATCGTGAACTTTTTATGGGGGATGAAAATGAACGAAAAAGAAATCAAGCCATGCCCGTTTTGCGGCGGCGAAAAAATTCTATTCTCCCTGTCCGATGGTAATGTCTCAGCATCATGTCCGTGCGGATGTTCGCTTGAAATAAAACGTTACCCATCTGAGAATAAGAAGCGGCTTGCTTGTCTGATGGGCGGTTGGAATAAGCGGATTACGAGGATAGGAGCGGTATCACCATCTTCTTGATCTTGTCGAAAAGGAAGATTGCTGGATTTATTTCAGTTATTAAATGAGAAGAGACCTAACCATTGATTATACCTCAGATGCCATCTAACACCATGTTCAGCCGTTCAATCGGCTGCAACTGATGGTTAGATTTAACTCCCAAACCCTTACCCCACAAGCCTTCCCACACTCCCGATAAAAAATCCACTTGACTTTGTATTTTTTTCAGCCTTATACATATTCATATATTTCGATGTATGAATATAGCAATGAAAACAGCCAAATCAAAAACAGATGACGACATATACAAAGGAGTCCGTAAGGCTCACCTTCAGAACATGCTGAAATTTACTGATCGGCATGAAAGGGACGCTGACGGATACCCTATCGGTTCCGGAAGCGACAAACTCGTGCCGGAACAAACAGCGGAGTTGCGGAGGGAATGCTGGAAGAAATTTCACGACAATCCCCAACTCAATACCGCCGTGCGCGGACTCGTCGGAAGGCTGACCGGAAACGGATTCAAGGTATCTTCCCCGCTTCCCGAAATACAGGATTGCATTGACGAAATCGAATACGACCATCGGAACTGCCTTTGGAAAAACTACACAAAGTTTGTAGGAAGGCATGTCATCGAAGGCGAGTTGTTTCCATCACTGACTCTCCACAAGGACGGGTTTGTCGAAGTTGACTTTATTGATCCCGAGTGCATCCCTACAGGCATGGGGCATGACGGAACCGGGATTATCTACCACCCGACCAAAACCGCAATGCCGCTTTTCTATTATGTGCAGAAGCGCAATGTCGAAACGGATAAAACTGCCGACCCGAAAGCAATACGCCTTATTCCGAGTATCAATATTGCACGGTATCCCGAACTCCTGAAAGAACTGAAGAAGTATCCGATGTATTCGACTTACATCGAAGAAGCCAAGAAATCTTCGGATTACGGGTTCAAGCAGGTCGGCGGATTCAGCAGGTTTATCGTGGAGTGGAACAACGGGTTTATGACTCGGCGTTCATCCGGGCATCTGCGAACCACGCTCAAATGGATGAACTATTACGAGCAGTTGAAGCAGTATGAGATTGACCACAAAAAGGCACTGGCTGCTTATGCGTGGGAATTCAAGTACGAATCCAAGAGCCTTTATGACCAGCATAAGCGTATGGAAGATTCAGGGGTGAGAACCATTGCCAGTATGCCGATCAAGCCCGGACAACGCGTGGCACTGCCTCCGGGTATCTCCCTGAGCGTGAAAGCACCTCAGCTTCCGAATATTTCCGGTCAGGATACGGACATCATGGACATGGTGAGTTCGGGACTGAATGAACCGCAGGACATCACCACAGGCGCTTCATCCGGTACATTCGCATCGGTCAAAGCCTCTCGCGGTCCCATGTCGGACAGAATCTCAGACGAAATAGCATACTTCAGGCGATGGCTGATTTTCGATTTCTGGAGTGCGATCTTCTTTCTGAGAAGCGCTATCGGAAAGTTTCCGAAGCTCTTTGCTATGGAAAAAGGAGTCTGCTTCGATAAGGATAAAGAACTGGTAACACGCACTATTCAGAGACCAGCCGAATTTTTTGTCAAAGTCAGTTTCCCGGTATCGGAAAACATTGACTATGCCGGACGGGTTTCTGCCGGACTCGGAGTGAAACACGCCAGTTTGGTCGAAGGTCTCGGACTTCCGAAATCCTTTGTGGCGGAGTCTATCGGAGTCGCTGATCACGAATCTGCGATTTTGGAAAAGGCGTTGGAAGATCGGAAATATCAAAAGTTGGCACTGACTGCCGATCAGGAAGCAGTGCAGGAAGCACTCGGTGCGGAGCCAAGTTCGGATACTTTGGTGGACAGGGAGTTGAGACAAAATGACGATACAGCAGCGTGAAATTCCAAGAAAAGCCTTGTGGTTCAGAGGGGATAACAATAGCGCTTCGATTGTTTCAGAAGTGGTATCTGAGCAACCCATCGAAAAGCTGTATATGCGTATTTATTCAGGGCTTCCTATTACCGGACATTGGTGGTGGGGAACCTGCGCTATCGACCTTACAGGAGGTCGGTATGAAAGCGACAGATATCCCATACTGAAAGATCACGATCCTGAAAAGATCATCGGATCGACCGGGCAGCCAGTTGTCAAGACAGATGGGCTTTGGGTTGATCCCGATACGACCATTTTTTGCGACACCCCGGAAAGTATCGAATTCAGAGCGCGGTCAAAAGAGCAATTTCCGTTTCAGGCTTCTATACATTTCGAGCCGTTAAAGATCGAAGAACTTGAAAAAGGGGCTTTCGCCAATGTGAACGGATACAACTTGGAAGGTCCCGCTCATATTGTCCGGGAATGGAAATTCAAAGAAGCCAGCGCGTGCGTATTCGGCTGGGATAGCCACACACAATCTGCGGCAATGAAAGAAGGCGATTCGCTTCTTCTGAACATTGAAGTCTGCGGGAACAAGATGAACACACAGAGTAATGGAGAGAATTCTATGGCAGAAGTCCATGTGAAGACAGACGGCGATGCCAATGCTCAGGCTGATGCTCCTCCTCCGCAGAATGACGCCCCGAAAGAAGACGGCGGCAAGTACGCCACAATTGAAGAGGCAAGAGCGGCTTTACAGGCTGCTCTCAAGGCGTTCCCGGAATTGAAGGATGAGATTGTCGGCAGCGACGGTGAAAGTCAGGATAAACCACCGGCGGATAACAAAGAAATGGCAGAGCCTAATCCGGATGATAAGGAAAAGAAAATGGCGGACACCAATACAAGGCAAATTGAGCTTTTGAAGAAAGAACTTGCACAGCAGAAAATGTCCGCTGCAAAAGAATCCGCCGATTCGATCATTGCTGTCGCCCTGAGCCATGTTGAACAGAACGATGTTGAAAAGCTGTACCTCAGACTGTCGAAACTGGTTCCGTTCCAGTCGCATATCAAAAATGGAGTACTTGATAAGACTGCGTTCAAAGCCGCAATCACCAATGAAGTCGAGTATCTGACAGGACTGAAACCGTCTTCCGGGAAAGAGATTCTGGGTTTCGGAGCGATGTCTCAGGGAGATTCGGCAGACGCAGAGGACAAGGCGACTATCGAGCGAATGATCAAGATGAGTCGCTCCAATGAAGCTACTCCTGATGATCAGTTCAAAAAGTTCATGTCTGCATTATTTGCAGCCGCAAAGCAGTCCGGGATAGGAGGGTAAGCCATGAGAGCCAATTATAATCCGTATTTTGAAACCGGCGATACTCCCGGCGTACAGGGCGACTTCGGAAGAAGACTGTATCCTGCCAATATTTTCAAGGAAGGAAGCGCTCCTGAGACTGCACATACTCAGGATATCGACCTGCTGCCCGGATTCGGCGATCTGCCTCCCGGAACATTGGTTGCCAAGATTGCGGAACCGATTACCGGAAGAGACTTATATGTCCCGTATTCCAAAGTGGTTCCGGGTGCAACCGACAATAATGATTTCGGCAAAACCCCGTTGCGTCAGGACTGCGACACATCCGGCTATGTCTATGTGTCTATCGAACATTCTTATCGGTTCGCAGTCGGAGAAAAAATCCGTCTGGTAGATGCCGATACTGCCTCTTTGGATCTCGGTGCAATCACTGCGATTGATCGGACTTCCAGTGCAGACCGTGCAAAAATCACCGTAACGAATGCAGGCACTGCGTCATTCACCGTTGCCAACGGTGCGTGTATCAGTCATCAGACCAAAACAACCACGCCTTTCACAGAAGCATCCGGTGTGCTGCAAGGCGGAGTTCGTACCGGCGTAGGAAAATTGGCAAGAGGCGGGCAGGGCGTCATGGTTTATGGCAATGCTGTCCTCGAATACAACATGCTCCTGAATAGCGATTCCGGTGCTGTAACAAATCTCAGCGGCAGAATTATAAACAGCCGCTATCTGTATCTGAACTAAGGAGGAACTATGGCAGGAATTGCATCTTCAGACATTCCGCAGCTTCGACTCTCTGTGCTTCGGGGATTGTTCGAGCGATTCACGGCTCCTCCCGAGTTGTTTTTTGTCAATAAGTTCGGAGAAGGAACGGATTATGGCAGCGACACCATCGAATGGAACAGCAAAGTCGGCGCACGGACTTTGGCAGGATTCATGTCTCCCGGTGGTAAAACACCTATCGGAAGAATGACCGGCGTAAAAGCCCATTCTGCAAAAGCAGCTTTCTGGGGCGAAAAAATGCCCTTCTACGAGGAGTTTCTGAACAACCTCTGTTCGGAAACCAATCCCTACGAAAAAATGAACGCCGAAGCGTTGCTGTCCAGAGAACTGGAACAACTTGCATGGCGCATTGCCCGGCGTAAAGAGTGGATGTACGGTCAGATGTGGTGTAAGGGCGGATTTACCTATCTTCAGAAAGGCGGCAAACGTCTGTCGGTTGATTACGGAATCCCGGAAGCCCATAAGCTCGAACTGACTACCGATTACAAATGGGGCAGTGGAACGAAGTCTGCCATACTCAAAGATATCGGCAGAATCAAGCTGCTTCTGAAAAATGCCAATGGCGGCGCTCCGGCGATTGCGCTGATGACTTCAGAGGTAGTAGAGGCGATCCGAAACGATGTCAATCTGATGCAGATACTCCGAAAAGACGAGTACGGCGATGGCAGATTTATCACTGCCACAATCGAAGTCTTGCAGGGCATTCTCGGTATCGGCGAGCTTATTGTTTATGACGAACAGTATGACATTATCACCGACATCACCGGCTCTATTACCGGCGGTTCGACAACAACTTTCGCAGTGAGATCAACGGTGGATTTCGAAGCCGGAGATGTGCTGCGTCTTGAAAATGTCGAAACAGACGAATGGGAAGAAGTCCCGATTGCTTCTGTTCAATCTACAGCCGGAACACTTACGCTTACCGAGGCTCCTTTGCAGAGTTATCAGGCAGGTCGGGATTTCTGCTTCGTGACCAAAAAATATCTCCCGACAAACCAACTGACGCTGATCTGCGATAAAATCGAAAACAATCCGACAGCGGAGTTTTTCAATGCGCCTTTCGGACTCAAGGGCGGACATGGCGCTCAGGTTACGCGGCATGAGATGTACGAACCCGATGGTGTCGAAGTTCGTGTTCAGAACAAAGGTCTGCCGGTTTTGTACAACCGGGATGCTGTTGTCCAATTGAAAGTATTTTAAGGTGAGCGATATGGCATACAAAACTACGAAATGGCTTATGCTTAACGGCAAAGCGTACCGGGCAGGGCATGTATTCAAGCCCGGCTCGGAAGAGCATAACTCGATCCGCCCCAATGATGTTGAGGAGGGCAGAGTCGAAGAAATCAGCGATGCCGAAGCAGAGGCTCGGGACATCCCGGCAATCAACCTGAGAAGACGCGGCAGAGGGACTCCGGCTGAAGCATGACGCATGATGACCTCATACGCCGTCTGGTGAATGATTTGCGGGCGTATTCCGATTATCTGACCTTCAGATACCCGGAAACGCCTGCGGATACCTACACGGATTCGGATTCGGCAATGTCCGAGTCGGAAGCGGATGTCGGAGCGGTACTCCCGATTGCGGATAAAGTCCGTGAATCGTGGTTTGTCAAGCGCGTCAAACGGCATCTGCTTCAATGCGTGCTGAATCATGTTGCGCTGAAATATCAGGCAAAAGCATTTTCGACTCATCAGCAGTTCGATCATCTCAAAGCCATGATCGAAGGAATGGATAAGCAGTGGGAAACTGCAAGGGAATCTCTGTCGGACGGGTCGGCGGCTGATTGCGGAGCCGTATATGACACAGGGATTCGATATGACAGGGTAGGACGGGAAATACGATGAATCTGGCAGAGAACATCCGAAAAATTTACGAAGAAAACGGTCAGAGAGTTGCACTGCTCAACTCGGATTTCAGAGAAACCGGTGCGGAGGAGTTTGTTCAGTTCGATGATCTGACACCGGATACCGATTCTTCGGAAAGCACGCTTTATTCATATTCTGTCAGACGCGGCTCAGTGGCATCCGATACCGATATTGCCGCCGGGACTCTGCTGAACTTCGATGGCAGGAATTGGTTTGTCATAGATAAAGCGCAGATGGTTCATCAGAATGCCTTGTATGAGTATTCCTTACTGATGTTCAGTGTGAATATTTCGGGAAGGTTGATCCGTCTGACTTCTCAGCGGGACCCGAAAACTTACCAGACTGTGGTTACGGAGACGGTGTTATCGGAAAAGGCTTACGGATTTACGGATATTCCGGGTCTGACCTATCAGAAGCGCGGAAGCGGAATAACCGTAAGTCTGGATTCAGTGTTGTATCTGCCGGAGAAATTCGGCGCGGAACCCGGAGACAGATTTATCGTTTCCGAAACAGAGAAATACCAGATCAAGACCGTCAAAAAGCGAATCGTGGCAGGTCTGGTAATCGCAACCATTACGGAAGATTTCAGGACAAATGTTTCAAATCCGAATTGAAGGGCTCGACAGATTGATGTCCGCACTGAACGAAATGCTTCAGGCATCGGCTTCTGCGGAAAAGAATCTTGGGTATCAGGGAGCGGTGAAATACCGGGAAGCAATCCATGACGCAGTGTCAACACAGAGTTTTCCGACATCGTACCCTTCTCTGACAAAGCGGTATTCCGACTGGAAACAGAAAGCGGTCGGGCATACGAAGTTCTGGGAATTGTTCGGAGATATGCTTGCAAGCCTCAATGTCTGGCAGGACTCTGATCGCTCATGGGGATCGGGCGTTCCCGAAGGTGTGATGAACCGGGAAGGCAAGGAAGTCGAAATGTATGCGGCGGTGAACGAATCAAAGCGCGCATTATTCGGTCCCGTTCTGGAGCTTCTGAAAGACGGAAAGTGGAAAGAGTTGTCCGAAGCCGAAATGACGGCTATTTCCATGTTGTGGAAGGGATAATATGCCGCTTGATCCGAGTGATAGCGAAGTCAATGTAAAGCTGTCTCTGATCAAATACTTCACCGATACCGTGCAGGCTGAAGACGGATTGATCGTCAGATTTTCCGCCGGATTGAAGCCGGTAGGCGATGAGCAGCAGTGGGTGGCGGTTCAGTTCGGAGGGCTGTTTAACTTTACGGTGTATCCCTGTATCAGAAATGATCCCGAAGGAATCGGGCTTTCCGGATTGAGGGACACACTTCGGATGCGTCTGGAAGATATTGACGCTTATGACAAACGCAGAAGCATTCCGATTTACGATACTACGAAAGACCCGTGGGTGATTGTCAATCACCTGAAAATCATAACCATTATGGATGAAAACGAACATGAAGATGATGACGGAACAAGGTACAAAATCATCTCAGTCAGGGGATGGTTTCCGCAGAAATAAGCGGAAAAGAAAAGAGAATCTGATCCGATGTCCGAAATGCAATAAAGCAGCTATCGAGAGATTGCCGGATGGAAGGTTGAGGCTCGTATTTGGCAAAGCTCACGGGCGAAAACAATCTCCGGTTGATATAATCATCGAAGGTACGGTTACAATGCACTGCCTGAATAACAGGACATGTGAACAAGTCATAACACTTAGCAGTAAAGAGGTATAGAAATGGCAAGAGGACCTGTCTCAAGAAATCCTTATACCAGATATATCGGTCTGGGAAAACTCAAAGTTGGACCGTGTGCGCCTAATATCGCAGCAATCACCCCGGTTCTGACAGACGCGTATTCTCTCGGCGCTCTCACAGCGACAAAAGTTTCGGCTCCGAAAGAATTTTACGAGTATATGTCCGGGACTCCCAAGAAACGTGATTTTGTAGAAGTAACGAAAACAGACTTCATTATTGAATCCACGTTCCTTGAGAAATCCACAATCAACTTGGCAATCGCCAATGGCATTGCACCGTGGGACACTGTTGCTGCCACGATCACAGCAAAAGACAGCGTTACGACAGCCGGAACAACAACCGGAAGTCTGGCTGTTCAGGATCAGGGCGGCGAAATTGCAGAAACATGGATGGTCGTTTTCAGCGGGGCTGCCGCCGGAATGATTATCGGTCTCAACTCCGGGACTACGGTACACACCTTTTCCGCTCTTGACGCTGTAATGGAGCCACTGAATCCGGCGAACAGTAAAAAGTATTTTATCATTCCGGCAAGCTTTTTCTCCGGGACATGGGCGGCTGGCGACATTTTCTGGTTCATAACGACACCGGGATCTGTCGGATCGAGTGCTTATTCAGACCCGGATGCAGGCGCAATCGCACTCGGATACGGCGGTGCTCCGGCAGAAATCCGAGTCGAGTTGGACGTGGAATACCCCGATGGCAGAGTCATCACATATATTCAGCCCAGATCGCAGTGCAAGAGCAACTTCGATGAATCTCAGGCAGAAGGAGGTGAGGGCGGGATTGCAGTATCCTTCAGCGCTCTGACCGCCGATGAGTCCACCGCATACGGACATGCCAACTGGAATGCGAATCTTGCCGCCGGAATTTCCGACCTTGGCAGACTTTACAAATGGCACAAATAGCATAACAACAGGAGAACCCTATGAACGAAACAGCACAAACAGATGCTGAAAAATTGAAT